CTGCGTCGACGCCTGCGAAGGGAACTGGCCCAGCACGCGCACCTTGGCGATGTCGCTTTCGATTCCGTAGTCGTCGATGATCTTCTGCTGCTCTTTCTTGTTGGTGATCGCCACGGTGCGCGCGTCGATCATGCGGACCTTGTAGCGGTGTTTTTGCTTGCCAACGCAGTTCTCGTAGAAGGCGCCCGTGTTGCGCGTAGGGTTGCCGAAGTCGAACGTCATCGGTTCGCCCGTCATCAAGCCGCCCTTGCGGACCTCGAAGATTTTGTCGGGCACGCCCGAGGCTTCGTCGAAGATGTAGAACGACGTCGAGTTCGCGGCGTGCTGCCCGGCGAAGCTTTCCGAGTTCTCCTCGCGGCAGGTCTGTGCAGTGCAGAACCAGTCTTCGGGATGGGTCTTCGATCGCAGCGCCATGGACCCACGGCCGGCGCTGTAGTCGAACCACTTCTCCGTCAGCGACTTTTTGTGCCACGAGCCCAGTGCGGCCCAGGTCTTGGTGCGGAGCTGGACGTCGGTGTTCGCCGTCACGGTGCCTTTCGAGAACGGCCGCGTGTCGAGGATGAACTTGATGAGCCACGCCACGAGGACGGATTTGCCGATACCGTGGCCCGACGCCGTCGAGAACTGGATCGGGTCGACGGGAGTGCGGCCGTCGAACTTGCGCTGGCGGATTTCCTTGCCGAGGGCTTCGAGAAACTCGCAGGCCCACTTGTCGGGGCCGTACTCGAAGCCGTAGCGCGAGCGCCAAGGTTCCTCCAGCTTCACGAGCTGGATGGTGCTGTCGTTCGCCCAGTCCCAGTTGAACATGACGTAGCCAAGCGGGTCGTCGTAAAAGTCGGCGATCGCGTCGGCCAATTCCTGGTCGGCTGTTTTCTTTATCCCTCCCACTTGACGGGCTCCATCTTCCAGGCGTTGCTCTTCATCAGGCGAAATATGTAGTGGTTGGCGTAGTCGAGGCACACTGCGCGCCCCTTAAGGATGCCCCAGTTGCCGACGTGGGCGTCGGCTTTGAGCCACGCCGGGATACGCCGGGGCAGCACCGACCAATCTTTGATGGGCTGGCAGCGTTCCATGATGAGGTACTTGCCGCCTTGCGACAGCCGGCGACACGGGGCCAACCAGCGCTTGACTTCGGCTTGGAATTTGTATGACAAACTTTCGAAGAGGTCGAACTCGGTGAAGTTGTCGCGCGCCGGCAAATCGCGCTCGACCTTGACGACCGTGTCGCTGTTGAGGGCGCACAGGTACGTGTCGCGCGTCTGGCCGCTGCCGAGCTTGTCGCCGACCACAAGCTCCCAAAATTCCCCTTCCAAAGACATTCTCTACCTCAATGGTATTTCGCGAGGACGGCCGACTTCAAATCCTCGTCGGTGGCTTCCTCGGGCAAGTCGACATGCTCCGGTCCCCGGCGCACGGCAAGGGGCGTCAGGACGAGGCAGTTGATCGCCCAGCCGCCTTCCCCGTAGGTCTTGGCGTCTATGACTACCTCGTCCATTGACTTTGTCTCCCCTTAGTAAGAGTTGAACCCGGTCACTTGCAGAAGCACGTTGGCGCCCGTCGCACCGGCCGTGTAGTTCAGCGCAGTCGCCGCCGTACCGCGAAGCGGCGTGGGGAACTGGAGCTGCACGGGGTTCGCCATGCTGGCCGGCGCGTTGAACTGGATGAGTGTCGTGGCACCGTCCTGGACCGTCACCAGCGTAGCCGTGGCGTTCGTGTTCTGGTAGACGATGCTGGTCACGTTCTGACGGATGCCGGCCGCCTGCGCAGCTCGGATGGCCGTCTGCGCGGCCGTCGTGATCGTCGTCGCGACCTGAAAGTCCAGATCGGGCGGCGCGAAAGGCTTCACGACCGCTTGCCCCGACGTGGACAGCGTCAGTCGCGCGGCATCGCCCGCGACGAGGGTGCTGGCCGGCAGCGCCGTGCGGACCACGCCGCCGACGATGACCGGGTGCGAGTTGGCGACCGCGTCTTCCGCAGCCGTACCGCCGGCCGCAAGGGAGCCGGCGACGCCGCCGTTGACCGGGGTACGCACGGGCAGCGGGTTCGAGGAGCCTGTGGGGGCCACGCCCTGGATGTAGACCTTGGAGTTGGCGAACTCCTCGATTGCCAGGAACCCGAGTGTGAAGGTGGTGCTGGACGCCGGCGCCGTCGTGCCGTTGAAGTTCCAGAGCCAAAGGTAGAGCGGCACGTTTTCGTCGACGATGTTCTGCACGCGGCTCGCGCGCGTTTCCACGGCGGGCGTCGTCGACGAGGATACGGGCTGGTCCCACAGGAAGACGTCGCGACCGGCGATCTCGTTGTGGACGATTGTGCCCGGCGAGGCCGTGGTGTTGATGGTCGCCGTCGTGTCGCCGGAGTTCCAGCCGCGACGTTGGCAGTCGAAGGCGACGTTCGTGGCGGTCGTGCCCGTGTAGAGATTGCGGACGTAGTTGTGGCCGAACAGCGTGAGCGAGCCGGTGCCCGACGTCGGCCAGCTCGCGACCGTGAACGTGATCGACACGCCTGGGACGACGGAAGCGATCGCGTACCGGCCGGGCACACCGCCCGTACCCGTGAGCCCCGCAAGGATCATCGCCTGCCCGACGTTCTGCGACGTGAAGCCATGGCCCGGCAGGAACACCGTGACGCTGGTGGCGCTGTTGATGTTGTAAACCAGACCTTCGCCGATGAGGTCGGCAAGGAGAACCGCGAAGTTGTTGTTGGCGATACGCTGCGAAGCGATGAACGAGTAGCGAAGGCGCTGCGTCCCCCGCCAGAACCGCTCCGACCGCGTCAGGAACTCGGCGTTGACGGTCGTGCCCGCAACGATGTTGAGCGATCCGGCGCCCTGGTTGTAGGTGACGCCACCGACGATTACTGGCGTGGTAAGGCCGGGCGAAACAATGGACGCCCCCACCTCGGAGAAGGATACCGCCCAAGAGTTCAACGACAAGGGTTCCGACATGGTTTACTCCTTTGCTTCTGTTTCGCGTGCCTGCGCCGCTCGTTTGCGGCCGGCCAGGATGCGTTCGACGACGGAAAGCTCGCCCGACACTTCGACCTTGTCGGTGCTGTAGCCGAGGATTTTGGCGAGAGCGTCGAGGGCCGCCTTCTTGTCGTGGAACTTGACTTTGTACTTTTTGACCTCGCGCGCGTCTTCGCCTTTGCCGTCTTTGTACTCGTCGACCTGGAACTCCGAAAGCGCCGCGCGCTGCTCGTCGTTCATGCCGGCCAAGTCGAGGACAGCCGAGCCGTCGTCGTTGATCTCCAGGAGGTCGCCGAAGTTGGCGAAGGCGATCTTGGCGTATTCCTGGATGATGCGCTCGCGGGTCACGTCCGTCTTGCGCACCATGCTTTGGCGGCGCCGGTCGATTTCTTTAAGGACGTCGGGATGGTTGAAGAGGCGGTGCTGGTAGCCCTCGATGCTCTTTTCCGAGAACCCGCAGGTACGCATGGCTTGGCGCTTGTTGAAGCCGTTCGAGAAATACTCGTCGACGAGCTTCAGATAGCGCTCGCTCACTTCCCGCATCGGTTTGTTCTTTTTACCCTGACGCACCTTGGCCTCCTCGAAACTGGTGGGGGGAAACTTGTAATGCTCCTCCCCCCAGGGAGCGGGGCCGCGTCCAGGAGGGAAGGGGCTCCGACGCGGCCAGGGTTCAGAATAGGGCCACGGCTTGGGGCGGTCAAGCGCAAATTTTGGGATCACGTAATACCGGCGCGAAGGGTTCCAAAATTTTTCGGGACTGCGTTTGAACGCTACGGAAATCGGGGGTACACCCTTTGATTGTACTCAAGAGGTTTTTGCGGAGGGCCTGCGAGTACCAAGGAGGCTACTTGGCGCGCCCGAGCCCCCCGTGCCCCCGAAGTGCCCTCGACCACGTTGGGGCCCCCCGCGATCCAAAGCGATCGTTCGCACACGAATGAACCGATGGTAGCATCGGCATAACATGAGATGCAATCGACGCGTGTGCAATCGAAGCATGCGCTTTCCATTGAGCGCCTGGGATGACGTAATACCGGCGAATAGCATCCGTTGCCGCAATTGCTGCATTGGATGCTCATACGTTTCTAACGACGTCGATAGTGCAAAGGTTGGATTTTGGGCACACTGGAAAGCCCTCAAAGCCTATTCTGTACTGGTCAGTACAAAGAATACGATAGCGCTACGTTATAACATATCATGCGAAAACATGTGCAATATCGGCGATAAACGCGCGCTTTATCGTAGGCGAAGAAAAATCGACGTATCGAAAGAAAAGCCATTGACAAACGAAAACCGCGCGCACATATTACACAACGTAGCGCCAACGTGGCGCAATCGCTTGGAAGGGCGAACCATGCTTTCAGCCTCACTCAATCGCCTAGTGCTTTCGCAAGCTTCGCGCGTCAAGTGGCACGCAAGCGCCAATGCGCCAGAAACTTTTGAAGACTTGCGGCGCGCATTTGCGACGCTGGGTTATATCCCGGTTTCGACAATCGGCTGCGAAACGTCAATCTACGGCGACGCAAGCGTAAACCTTGCCTTTCGCGCATGGCACGATGCGACGCATCTAGCGCATGGCCTAGGCTTCAATGCGTCGGATGAAATAGCCGTTGCGCACATTCAATGCGCAAGCGCGTGCATTGCACGCGACAAAGCCTTGTTATGGGCAGACGTCGCGGGCCAAGTGCGATATTTCGAAGCGTTCGGCGAGTTTCCGAACGATCAAACGGCCTTTGTACTGGACTATATCGCGTGCGGAATTGTCCGCAAGCGCTTTTGAAGAGGTAGAACAATGGCAAATATCAGTGAACTGGTCCGCAACGAAAACGAGCAATCTCCTATCCATTCGCGTTTCCCTGATCGCTTCCGCAAGCCGAACGGGCAATTGACGCGATACGCTTTCGCGTGCGGATACATCGAAAAAGTGTACCACAAGCGCAATCTTGCTTATGCGGAACTATCGAGCCCCGGCGGGTGTTCGCATGTGGACGTGCGGCTATTCGATGAAACGGGCAAACGCATTGCTTGGATAGGTGCAAGCGCGCCAGGAAAAGCCCGCAAGCTTGCGCGCAAGCTTCTAAACGAATACGCGGCTTCTCGTCGCGCCGTTTGATCGTTTTCAACATGGCGCTCCATCGCGGGCGCCATTGTGAAGCCGGGCAATTCTGCACGCTTCAAAACGGAGTTAGAACCATGTCGCACGAGAATTATGCGCTTTCGGATGTCGGCCAAAAGCCATACGTCATTTTCGCCGTTGTGCCCGGTATCGACGTCGAGCAATTCATGCGCTCCCGTGGCGTGCCGTTCAAGACGGTTCGGGGCTCGTACCGCATGCGCGACAGCGGCGAAATTGTGCAGGAAACGTCCTACATCGTTTCGGCAGAAGACTGGGACAAATGGCTCGAAGGTACCGCAGTTATCACGGGCCAAGAAAGCATTTTGGTACTCGGGCCAAAAGCTTCGCGCGACGCGCATCGCCCGGCAATCCTGCACTATCTGGACGGCGAAAAATTGCCCGTGTTCCTGGGCTATTTCGTCGACTGCGAAGAACACGTCGCAAAGGCGCAACCGGGCTGGACAGAAGATGACGGCGTCTTCTACGCATGCTTTCACGACGTAGAAGACGCCCAAGAATAGGCACGGATAGCCTATGGCTGGGGGCGAATTTTCGCCCCCAGTGATAGCCTAACCGTCAATCGCGAACCGGAGTAGCACCCATGTTTAAAGAGCACCAAGCCAAAATCGGCCAATGGGCTAGGCAATCGCCCGACAATTTCGGGCGCGTGCTGCAATTCGTCATTCTAACCATTCGCATGCCGCTGCATCGCGTCAAAAGCGACTTCGACACCGTGGCAGAAGGCGGCGAGGACGCGACGTCTATTCTTTTCGGCTTCAAGGCAAGGGCATGGCGCGAGGCATACGAAAACCAAGAGCGCCTATTCAGCTTCCTGGAGCATGTATGGTCCGATCCTGAATTGACGGCACGCGAAAAACATATGGATATGTTGGAGGCCGTATCCGACCAATTCGGTTTCGGGCCGGTAAAGGCCGGGTTCGTATTGCAATTGGCCTACGGCATATCCGGATGCATCGACACCCACAATTTGAAGCGTTTCGGTATCGGCCTGCGGACCTTTTCGAATTACCGCCAGAAGAAAACGCGCAAAGGTCGGCGGGCCATGCTTTCCAGATACGTCGATACGACCGAAGCGCAAGGCGGTACGGAGGCCCTATGGGACGGCTGGTGCGAATTCGTTGCGCAAAACTCGCCAGGACCTTACAAGGGCTCGGCGTATGAGGTATCCAAGGCGCATTGCGACGCTCTTGGGCTTTGACGGTTTGGCGCGTGTTTCGACGTGCGCCAGATCGAAGCCCGGCAATGGTGCAAGGCTTCTAGGCAAGAGGACAAGCCAATGAATAAAAAGGCGTTCTACATCTCGCATCTATCGCAAAGCGTCGAGTTCGTCGATCAAGCTCGGATCGCGGAAACCAAGAACGCAAGGTCGGAGTGGCTGACCTTGGCGCTTGCCAAAATCCGCCTTGCGTGCGACGTGGCGGGGCTCGACTATCACGCAATCGAGCGCGACAGCTACCAAGCCTACCTCGACCAGAAAATCAGCGAACAACGTTAAACCAAGAAAGGCCAGTGTCATGGGTAAAACCTACAAGTACGATCCTGAAAACGAATTGAGGCCCGTGGACGTCGAGATGAGAAAGCACGAGGCTCGGCGCCCGCGCGACCGCTGGGACATCGAGTTCGAAGAACACCAGATGGCCCAGACAAGCGACCATCGCGCAAGCTTGCCCGTGACGCGATACAGAACCCGTCCCCCCGTTCGAGAATAGGCCACGAGTTATAGGCCATTGGTCGCTAATCCAAGGCGCACATTGGATGCAAAATCAAGCACCCAAGTTCACACCCAAAAAGGGGTCTCTACAGAGTAGAGAACCCCCCTTTTGTGGTCGTGATACTTTTGAGGGAGCCTTGAACAAATTCCTTATCACGACGGAAAAGATCGTGATACATTTTGCATCTATTGCAGTAAACATCGTATCACGACAAGGGTCGGTCGTGATGCGTCGTGATGCCGTAGGTTCGCGTTCCTGATCACGATCTTTTCAGTCGTGATACTATCGTGATACTTTGCGATCCCTGGATTGTAGAGACTGGCCTATCCGTTTCCACTTTTAGGTGCAGCTATTGACAAGCGCCCTGGTATTACATAATACCAAGGTTTCAAGCAAGAGGAGGGAAGACAAAATGACTGGCAAGGTGAACTACCACGCCTACAAGGATGCAGCGGCCGAGCGCGACAAACTTGCGCGGCGCGTTGCCAAACTTGCGCGGCGCGTTGCCAAGCTCGAAAAGCGCAATGCGGAACTGTTGAGCCTTTTGGGCCGCGTATGGGCACGCTGGGACACTGGAGACACCGCCGACGCTCCGGCCCTGGCGCTAGACATCGCCCTCGCGTTCGGGGACAAAACCGAGGCGCAATACATCGCGCACTATTTCGGCCATGAGATTGCCTCCTCCAGTCCCGGATACGCCAGCAAGGTCGCCAAGATTTTGAGCGCCAAGAAAGGGGGATGACCATGGCACGCAAGAACGAAGCTTTCGAAATCCTGCGCGACTTGCTGGAGAACATGGAGGCCCCTCGCAGCACAAAAGCGTCCTTGCCGTGGAGCAAGGGTTGGCGTCTGGTTCGTCGCAAGCAAGAAGCCGACGCAGCACGCGCGGTCGAGCGCTTTAAGGCCGGGAAGCCTTGGCGCCCGTAGGGGTATTCGACGCGAGGGCCGGAGTTTACTCCGGCTCTCTTTCGAGCATCCCGCTCGCAATGGAGAGGACAATGACCATGGCATATACCGGCAATCCGAAGATCGACCGAGTGCTGCTTGTCGTCGTCAACGACGGCGACGGCAGCCAGTGCGGCAAGAGCTACAAAGAGCGCGTCGAGATGGCCCGCACGCGAAGCAAGGTAGGCCACCTCGACTGCACCGCCTGGGAAGCCGAAGGGAAAGGGCGATGGAACGCTCTCTTTCGGTACGCGGCGCGGCGCGAGCTTAAAATCGACTACCTCGACTTGCCCGGCGAGGACATTCGCATGGGTGCGATTTTCCTGCGCCAATACTACCTCGACCACATCAAGGAAGGAGCGTAGGCCATGGAAACCCAAGAGCCGCAGGACTGCACCACAAAACGCAAGAGGAGGGAACATAGACAATGACGCAAGCAAAACATTCGCCCGGCCCGTGGCGTGTGAGCGTCCGCCATAGAGTAGGGATCGACGGTCAAAGATTAGGGATCGACGGCCGATGCGACGCCATAGGGTGGCCGCAAGCCATCATCTATAATGCCGGGATGCCGCACGACCCCGAGGCGCTGGCGAACGCGCAATTGATCGCAACGGCGCCCGAACTCCTGGCCGCCCTGGAGCGCGTGACAAAATTTTTCGGAGACCTCCCCGGCTGGGGGCGCGACGCTAAAGAGGAACTGGACGTTGCACGCGCGGCAATCGTCAAAGCAAATAGGAGGGCACCGTGAAACCCAAGCCGCGCTTTGTTGTTCGAGTTCGGGCGGAGTACCTATTCGAAACGTGGGTGCGCGTCCACAACGTCGTCGATACGCACGAACGGAAATTCGTCGCACGTGGCGCCGACAAAGACGTCGCAGAACGGATCGCCTATCTTCTCAATACCTACGGCAAATAGGAGGGATAAACCATGCAGACAATCGAAACCCGCCGCATCGGCCAGACCAACACGCGCGGCACGCGGTACAAGGCGACGGCGTCGGGCGGCTACAGCCTGATGATCCCGGAACCCATCGAGGCAAGGGGCGAACTCGACGGCCATCAAGCGGCGGCCACGAGGCTTGTGCGCAAGCTCGGCTGGGGCAAGTATTTTCACGTGGGCTCCTCGCCCAAGGGTGAAATCTGGGCGGCCACGTCGCCTGTACCGGAGGAGCCTCGCTTCGCGGGCTGACCGGCTTCGGGCTGGCGCTCCATCGCGGGCGCCAGTGCAAAGCTGGGCGATTGACACTTGCCCGCGATGGGAGTAGGTTTACCCCTCAGTCCTTGGAAGGGAGCGAACATTGGAATACATCGCAATCGAGACCCGCGTCATGCATAGCATCGCGGGGATGAAGAACAGCCACGTCAAGGCGACGACGTCCAACGTGACGCCCGTCTATGTCAAGATCGACCCGACGGGCAACGAGAAGATCGCCGGCACCGTTCGGGCTCTGCACGAGCTTGCTGCCAACAAGATCGCGGCGCTGGCCCTGCGCTGCGAACTTTCCGACGTCGTCGCAAAGAACGTCTTCGCGTCGAGCGCGTCGGGGTATTCCCTTTGGGTCGCATTCAACAAGAGGGGGCGATAATGAAGGACGAGCTTTTCTTTTGGGGCATGGTCGCGCTCGCGGCAAACCTCGCCCTGATCCCCGTTCTGTTTTTCGCGATTTGGGAGGGCTGACCATGGAACTCGTCAAACCGATCTTTCTCCACGAGAACCGCATCCGCTTTGGCTTTGTGAACCTTTACTCCAACCCCCACGAGCGGGGGGACTACGTCGCGCCCGGCGCGGTATGGGCTAGGAGGAGTAGTGCCGAAGCCTACGCGAACCCTGGGGATATAGGCAAACTTTACGCCCGCGTCCGCATCATCCCCAAAAAAGGAGCCTAAGCCATGTTCTCGTCGTTGTACTCCTACGGCAAGAACCCAGGCCCGCCAACTTGCGGCGCAATTTTTGACAACAGCTTCATTCGGGCGATGCCCGACGGCACCGTCTTCTACGCCAACTTGCGAGACGTGGGCGGTCGGTGCCAATCCGGCTGGCCCACTTCAATTCGCCAGAACGCGGTCAACTCGGCGAGCTGGTACGACCGCAAGCCCTACGCCCGTGTCAAAATCACCATCAAGAAACGGAAGGAACCCGAGGACATGAAGGCCAGTCTCGAACAGTTGAACGCCGCCGAAATCGCCTATTCGTTCGGCCGCCATCTTGCCATTCTGAACCCGACGTGGGTCGAGGCAAGGGACGTCGAGAAGCGAGCGCGATCGCTCCTCATGGACCTGGGCTTGGAGCGCCTGCCCATGTCCCTGGTCGACCGTTTCTCGGCCGCGATCCGCAACGGCTTCGACGACGTCGTGAAGTCCGAAGACATCTTGCGCAACCTTCGCCGCAGCCAAGCGCAGGCGGTGCGCAAATGAGCAACGTGGTGCCTTGCGGAGTCACCCCAAGCACCTCGTGCACTGCGCCTTCTGCTTGAAGGACATGGTCCCGAGTAGCCCGTTCAACGTGCCCGCCTACTGTTCCTATGAACACGCGGCGGCCGACAACCCCCACCAGACGGCGCAATCCCTGCGCGTGAACCACGAAGGAAACTAGGAGGAAAAAATGAGTACTTTCGAAACGATCCGCGAATACATCGACGAGGCAATACACCCCCGCAACGTAGGCCCCGAGAAGGCCATCGAAATCCTCGAAGAAGTTGCGGAACACGTTCGCGTCAGCATCGAAGCGCTGCGCGAAGAGAACATCGAGCTGGAGTAGGAGGAAAAAATGAGCATCCATTCGGTATCCATCGCGATCAAAAACCACACGACGGGCGAAGAGGCCGTCGTGTTCGTGGGCGACGCGGAGTACGCCCTGACCGACGTGCTGAAGCCGGCCTTCGAGGAGCTTCTGCGGCAGTACCGCGAGCGCTACCCCGTCGGCCTGCGCCGGCATCCCGTCATCATCTGAAACTGAACCAGGAGGAAGAACGATGAGCATCAAGATCGAACAAGGCAAATGGTACGTGTTGAACGACGGCCAAGTCGTCGGCCCGGCCGAGCCCAACAGCGCGATGCCTGACTCGAAGTCGTACCCCTGGAACCTCCCCGGTTTCGACATCAACGCGAAGTGGGCGCGCACCGTGCGTGGGTTTCCGGGCTGGACCCATGAAGGCTATTTTTCTGTCTATCGACGGGGGCACGATTGCTCGGTCGCACGCGAGGCCACGCATGCCGAAGTCGTGCGCAAGGTCCTGGGGAAGACCACCACGCATGCCGAAGTCGTGCGCAAGGTCCTGGGGAAGACCACCACGGTTCTGCCGAAGGATTGGTACACCAAGCTGTACGAAGGCACCGACTTGGCCGAGACCATGGCGGAGGAAGCCAAGGCCAAAGACGCGCGGGTCGAGCAACTCGAAGCGCGCATCGCCGAGCAGCAGGTGAAGGACAAAGACGCGCTCATCGACCAGATCCTCGAACGTACCCGCGACGGAGACCTGCGCTGGGTAGCCGAGAAGGTCGACGCGATGTGGAAATCGGTGGTAGGGGCTTCCCTCAAGCCCGGTCAAGGGCTCGGCGTCGTGTTCAGTCAGGAGGAACTCCGCCGCATCTACGCGCAGTTGCGCCAGTAAGCTCGGCATCACGTAATACCAAGAGAAAAGCCCCGGATCGCTCCGGGGCTTTTTTTATGTCTAACCTTCCATCAAAGAGCGTATTAGGTCGTGCGCCGTTTTGAGCGGGTCGACGCCGGGCTCTGTCGAGAGGACGTCAACGCCGAAGGGGCCGTACCCGACCAAAACAAAATGCTGCCGATCCGGGCCAAGATGAGCGGCACTTTGCACGTGCGCTAAGTGCCGTATCACTTTAAGCCGACCGAGAGACACTGCCGGCATTATCTCCTTGAGCGAAGCTACGTCGTCCTCGTGCTTTTTCTTTTCGAACTTGTCCATCTCGACCTCCTATGCTTTTGCCCAGCGCCACTTGGACTTTTCGGCGTCGTACATGATACTCGCTTTGGTGCCCTTGGTCTCGCGCAAGCGTATCAGGTAGTTGTTCTGGAGCGTGCGGCTGTCGACGTCCACCTCGTTGCGCATGGCGACGGCTTCGGCTAGGGCTTTGGTAGACCAGTCCTTGAACTTGTTGGCTTCGAGCGTCTTCGCGACGGCGTTGTCCAGCACGATGATGCTCGACGCATCGAGCGCCTGCCGCTTGCGCTTCGACGGCGCCTCCTCGGCCTTCTCCTGTGCCGGCGCCTCGTCGGCCTTGGCGCACGGGAACACGGCGAGCGAGCCCTCGTCGTCGGTTTCGCCCTGGGGGCGCAGCTCCAGGCGCATCGGCTTCTCCCACTCGGGCGCGTCCTTCTGTTTCGTGTTGAACAGGCTCACGAGCTTCTCTTTGCCCTTGCGCTGCACGCCGAAGATCGCATCCGGTGCGCCCTGGAACTCCATCGAGCCTTTGGCGCGCGTGTCGTCGCCCTGCCCCGAGTGGTGGATCGCCAGCAGCGAGGCGCCCAGCTCGGCCTGGAGGCGCTGCGTCATGGCCGTGAACTTCGATGCATGTTCCTGCGCGTTCTCATTGAGCCCTTGCATGGCGCGGGCGACCGTGTCCACGACGACGAGCTTGTATCCTTCCGGGTGCATCTCCAAAGCACCGTCGATGAACCCCTCGATCGCCTCGGCCACGAGCGGCACGGGGTCGGCCAGGATGAAGCGGTCGGCTTTGCGCCCGCCCACGTGGGCACCCTCCCATGCCTTCACGCGCTTCACGAAAGACGCGCGGCCCTCGCCCAGGATGTAGAGGACGGGGCCAGGGTCTTCGACGCGGAAGGCGTGCGTCTGCGGGAACGATCCGCCTGTCGCCACGGTGAGCGCCCAGTCTAGCGCGATGAAGGATTTGAAGGTGCCGGGCGGCCCGAACAGGATCGCGAACGCTTCCTGCGGCAGGACGCCAGGGATGAGCCAGCGTGCTGGCGGCACGTGGTCGAGCGCCTCGCGGTCGACAAAGCGAAACTTGCCCGCCGTCAGCTCGCGTCCGCTCGGCAAGTCGTCGCGCAGGACCGGGCGAAACAGTGCCTTGATCTTGGCCTCTTTGTACGCGGCCGTGATGTTGCCGGGCGGGCTGGTGTTGTAGGCGTAGCCGTTGTCGATCTTGGTTTCGAAGTGGTCGATTTCGTCGGCACCCCAGGGCGGCTGGCAGCGAGGGTTCCAGTGTTCCCACATGAGGTCGCGCGCGAGCGCCTGGGAGATGCCGTAGGATTTGAGGTGCGCCGCTGTGGCGTAGGCTATGGCGTCGCCGCCTTGCCCCTGGACGGCGATCTTGGCGTCTTCGCGAAGCCATTTGGTGGCCGCCTCGACATTGGCCGGGAGGTCGGGCTCGATCAACCAACTGTCGCGGTCCTCGTGCTTCTCGCGCGCCACGTTGAAGGCGCGCAGCATGTCGTCGGTTCGGTAGGTGGCGCGGCCCTCGGCTTCCCAACTATAGACGCCGTCGTCGGTACGGCTCGGGGCCAGCAGCACGTAGCCGTTGAGCCCGCGAATGTCCGTCTTGTGCGCGACCTTGCTGACGGAGTTGGCGACGCGGTCTTCCTCTCCGATTGCGTAGAAAAGATGGATACCACCTCGCGGTGTGCGTTGCCGCATCTCGGTGTTCGGCAGTTGCAGGTCGCGTTTGACCTGGGGCATGTCGGAGCCTGGGTCGAAATCCACGGCGAGCAAACCCGCCCCGTGCAGATCGAGGCCGATGTTCGCTTTCGGAAACCGAGCCCACCACTTCTCGATCTTGGCCGGATCGGTCGTCGCATCGAGTACGCCGTTTTTTACCAGGGCGCCGATCGGTTCTTTCTTGCTGTCGCACGGGAAGATAGGAAGGCCGCGCTTGGCATAGGCCAGCGCATGTTCAAGCATTGTCGCCATGTTTTCCCCTTCACTAAAGAAAAGCTCCAGACGTTAGCATTTGCAATGCTTTGTGTCAACGCGAACGCAAAGGTTGCGCCGCAGGTATTATGTGATACCATGGTTCGTCGTCTTCAACAGGGAGGGACCCATGAAAAACATCATCGTCGCCGTCTTCGCAGCGCTGGCCCTGGTCGCATGTTCTGCGCAAGAAACCGCCAAGCCGACCGTCGCCCAGGCGCCAGCGTGTGAAGTCTCGGCGCAGGACGAACGCGACATCGCCGCCAAAGAAGGCTTTGAGTTCCGTTCGCTTTCGGGCGAAGCCGCGCGCAACTTCGCGACCTCGACTGGCGCCGACCCGGCGTTCGCAAAGGACGTCGAGCTTGTCCAAGTGTTCCTCGGCGTCTACCCCGGCAGCGTTGCGATTAGTGCTTACGACCGCAACGGCTGCAAGTTCGGCGGCGCAATCATCCCGGAAGAAGCGGTGTTCGGAAAAATCGCTTGACGGCTTTTGCGAGCGGGCGTATAACCGTCGCGCTTGGAATGCGCCAATCTCCTGGGCACGAGTTGAAAAGGCCCACCACTTATCGCCCCTAGCGGGGCATCCTCGGAAGGGAGACCCATATGACCAAGACCAAAGCCAGCAAGGCGTCGAAGCCCGCGCCCAAGGCGTCGAAGCCCGCGCCCAAGGCGTCGAAGGCGACCGCCGTCGTCATTGTCGACAAGGTTGCCGAGAAGGCCGCCGCCATCACCGAGGCCAACAAGCGCCTCGATCCCCTCGCGAAGACGATCAACGTGCGCCTCGAAAAGGCGGCGAAGCTCGAAGGCGACGCGGACGATCACCGTCTTGCGGCGGCGCTCGAAATGGCACGCGCGGCCCAGCTCTGCGAAGGTGCCGGCATCAAGTTCAAGGACTGGGCGATCGAACATATCAAGGGCCAGTCCTACGAAAACGTGCGCAAGCTCCTGGCTGTCGGCAAGGCCGACGAACCGGCCAAGGCCCTTGCCGACCTGCGCGCGGGCGCCAAGAAGGCCCAGGCCAAGCACCGCGAGAAGGTGAAGGCGAAGGTCCAGGCGGCGAACGTGCCGAAGCTCGAAGCGCCCAAGCCGATCGACGTCGTCGCGGGGCTGAAGCCCGAGGACCAGATCGCCCTGGTCAAGAAGGTCTCGAAGGACCTGGGCATGGCCGTCGTGTCCGACAGCGACGCCAAGGCGCTCGACCAGTTCCGCAAGGACCCGCCGAAGAAGGCCGAGGCGGCACCCGCCGCCAAGTCTCCGTTCGGCTACGACGCGGTCGTCGCCGGCATCGGCGATCTCAAACAGTCCGAGAAGCTGAAGCTTCTGCGCTGGCTGGGCGAGGTCCTCGGCTACAACGTGACGGCCAAGACCGAGGCCGAGAAGAAAGATTTCGACGCGATCCCCGACTTCCTCAAGGTCGACAAGAAGTAACACCCGGAGCCTCGGCACAAGGCGCCTTCGCGGGTTCGCCCCAGGTAGCTCGCCGAGGACGGTGCGGTTGTAGGTGACTGCGCAATTGTTTGACGAGGCGCGTGTGGAACCTTCGCTTCTCTTTGGAAGGGAGAAACAAATGGAAAGTCTCGCACGCCCAAACTACACCTTTCGCGGCGAACGTCGCAACGCCATGACTATGATCGAGAAAGTCGCGCGGGCAATTAGCGTCGGGACGGGAGCTTCGTCTTACTCGGATCGCCACACGCGCCTCGAAACCGAACAACGCTTGAAGGCGATCAAACGCGCGGGCGTTCTGCCGTCGCCGGCCACCAAGGAAGGCGCCTACGTTCGCGCACTCCTGGCCCAGCTTGCGCCCAAGATCGGTCCCGGCAAGCGCTCGATCCACACGCTGCACCGCAAGATCGCGATCGCGGAACAACGCAGGTATCCGAGCCCCGGCATGAGCTACAGCGACCAGATGAAGCGCGCCGGGTCGCGGATTACGAAGGAGGATTGCTTATCGACGGCGTTCTGTACGTCAGCCCAAGCACAATGAGAGAACTTGAAGGGGAAACGCCATGACCGACACGCTCAAGCCTTGCCCGTTTTGTGGCGGTACCCCTAAGCGACACAAAGAAAACCTCGGCGACACGCTGGCGGCAACTGTCGTCCAGCTAAACGACACCCAGGCGGAACTAGACGCGGAGATAAAGCGCGTGGCGGAGTTGGAGCAAGAGTGCGAAGAATACGAGCAGCAAATGAGCGCCGGTAGAGCGCTTTATTTGAAGTCTGTTGAAAGCCTCGCCGCCGCGCGTGCCGAGATTGAGCAATTGAAAAAAGACAGAGACTTGACCTGGGAAGCTTTCGCCAAAGTTAACGATGTGGTCAAGCAGGCCGTGCACATGATTGGCGAAGAGGCGTTGCGTTCAACGTACCGCCGCAACGGCCTCGCGCCAGAGGAGACGAACAATGGATGAAGCCGAAAACCTTTTGGAAACTTACGCTCAATGGGTCATGAGCAAAAAGCGTTGTCCTGAGCGTGACCAAGCCCGCGCCGCCGTCCTCGCCGCAACGGCCTCGCGCCAGAGGAGACGAACAATGGATGAAGCCGAAAACCTTTTGGAAACTTACGCTCAATGGGTCATGAGCAAAAAGCGTTGTCCTGAGCGTGACCAAGCCCGCGCCGCCGCCCGCGCTCGACCGCGACGGCGTGATTGAGGGGTGTGCCGTCAAGCTAGATGATGCTGTACGCAAGTGGCGCGACACATCGGAGCAGGCGGGCAATCGCGGTCATCATCCTGTGTTTGTGCAAGCTGGCAACGTGGCCGACGCACTGGCGAAGGAAGCCGCCGCGATCCGCGCGATGAAGAACAAGGAGTAGGTATTACGTGATCCCAGCACTGATCCAAGACGAGCATCCTTCGGTCATCGCCAGCCGTGCGGTCGAGCCCTTGTTCTTCGAAGCCCCCGTGCCTCCCGACCGCACGGCGAAGCGCTATCAACATGCCGGCGTCGAGTATTGCCTCGCTCGCGACAACGCGATCATTGGCGACCAGCCGGGGGTCGGCAAGACGGCGCAGGGCATTTTCATATCGAACGCAATCAAGGCCAACCGCACGCTCGTCGTGTGCCCGGCCAGTCTGCGGCTAAACTGGGAGCGCGAAATCTGGACGTGGTCGACGGTCGAGAACGTGAAGACCTACCCCGTGATGAAGGCGTCCGACGGCATCTCCTCGGAGGCCGACTACGTCATCATCTCTTACGACCTGCTGCGCAACCCTGCGATCCTCGAAGCGGTGATGGACCTGCACTGGGACCACTTCGTGGCCGACGAAGCCCACGCGCTCAAGGACCCCAAGGGCAACAAGCGGACGCGCGTGATCTGCGCGCCTGACGCTATCCCCTCCGTCGTCGGCCGCATCACGTTGCTGACCGGCACGCTGCTGCCGAACCAGCCGAAGGAGTGCTACAACGCAATTCGCCTGTGCAACTGGGGCGCGATCGACGAGGCCAGCCTCGAAGATTTTATCAAGTTCTACTACGACAAGGGCCAAGGCTTCGTCACGGTGTTCGACAAAGAGACAGGGAAAACCAAGACCAAGTTCTCGAACGCGGTGCTGAACCAGCCGAAAAACATGGCCGACCTTCAGTATCGCCTGCGCAAGAACCTGATGGTTCGCCGGCTCAAGGAGCAAGTGCTGCACGAGCTGCCGCCGAAGCAATGGCATCCGTTCCCTCTTGACATCACGTCGGACATCCGTCGAGCCATCAACCACCCCGGCTGGAAGCAAGCCGAGAAGCTGTACGACCTGGACCCCGACGGCTTTGCCAAAGCTATCCCGGTGGACGGTGCGGTTTCGACGGCACGCTTGGAGCTGGGGCTTGCCAAGGCGCCGGGCACGATCGCCTACATCGAAGACCTGCTGGAGAGCGGGGTCGAGAAGGTTGTCGTCGGCGCTTGGCACATCCAGGTGATGGACAAGATGCGCGAGGCGCTCGGCAAATATGGGCTCGTCTACATGGACGGGCGCACGTCCGACGCCAAGAAACAGGTGGCGGTCGATGCGTTCCAGAACAACGACGGCGTGCGGATTATCCTTGGGCAGATGATCCCGCTCGGCGAAGGCTGGACCCTGACGCGCGCCAAGGACGTCGTGCTGGCCGAACCGTTCTGGGTGCCGGGGAAGAACGACCAGTTGATCGACCGCTGCCATCGACTGGGCCAGCTCGACAACGTCATCGGCCATATCCCCGTGGTGCCGGGCACCCTCGACGAACGCATCCTCGGCACGGTCATCGAGAAAGACAAGAACATTCATTTGGCGCTTGACGCCAGAGGTTGAGGCGCGTATGGTCGCGGCTCAATTGAGTTTGCAACGAAGAAGGGAGACAATCATGGAAGTCAAGAAACTGTCCGTCGAGGTGACGGCGGAGGGTCAGCTCGTCAGCATCTCGGCGCTGCTGCCCCGTAACGAAAAGCTCGACGGCTCGGAAGTCAGCTACCTGATCGACGTCCTGCGCAGTGGCGTCCTCCAGAAGGGAACCACCGACGCCGCCCCGGCGACTGAAGCTCCGGCCGAAGGTCGCCGTCGTCGCGCTGCGGCCGAGCCCGAGAAGGAGCCGGAAACGTCGGGGGAGCCCGTCGGGCGCCGTCGCCGTGGCGCTGCGGAACCTGCGGCAGTCGAGCCGGCGAGCCCTGCCACGGACCAACCCCGTGCCGCGCGCAGTCGTCGCGGTGCCCCGGATGCGGAAGCTTCCAGTGCGCCTGCGACATCCCCTTCTGAAGGTCGCCGCCGTCGTTCGGCGCCGGAACCCGAAACGGCTGCACCGACCGAAGAACCCCGTCGCCGTCGCGGTGCTGCGGCGGAGCCGGAAGCGCCCAAGGCCCCGAGCGATGCCGACCTTGTGAAGGCGGCGACGGCGGCCAACGAAGCGCTCACGAAGGCGCTGGGCAAGGAAGGCCAGGAGAAAATCCTGGACCTGATGGACGAGTACGACGGCACCGACGGCAAGCCGGTGACGCGTATCGACAAGCTGAAGGCCGAGGACCGCGACGATTTCCTCAAGCGCCTCAAAGCGCTGGTGGCCGACAACACGTAAGCCCTCGACTTGTAGGTGGATGGTACAAACCTTCGCGCGTTGTGGGTGACACGGCCTCTGGAACCCTCACTGATTTCCTCGGAAGGGAGATTGACATGACCGAACTACCCCAGGCCCACAGCCCGCTCGGTGCGTCGAGCGCGGAGCGGTGGATGACGTGCCCCGCGAGCGTGAGCTTGTCGACTGGGCACCAGGACGAAGAGAGCGATCATGCTGCTCTCGGCACGGCGGCGCACGCGCTGGCGGCCTATTGCCTGTCGTCGCAGACGGAAGCGTGGACGACGACAGGCACGCGCATAATCGGCGAGCGCTTCTATCCGCCCGGCGGCAAGACCCCGATCCCCGAGGGCGGACACCTCGTCGACAAAGGCATGGCCGACGCCGTGTCCGAGTACGTGGCGTTCATCGACGCGCAGTTCCCCGACCGCAACCAGGGCAACTCCTGGGTCGAGCGCAAGTTCCACTGCCCGTCGATCCACAAGCTGTTCTACGGGACGTCCGACTTCACGGCGATCGTCGGTCGCAAGGCCACCGTCGTCGACTACAAGCATGGCGCCGGCATCGTCGTGGACGCGGTCGAAAACCCGCAGCTCATGTACTACGCGGCGGGCGTCCTCGAAGACCTGAACGCCTGGGACGACGTCGACGAGATCGAGCTTGTGATCGTGCAGCCGCGCGCTTTCCACTACGACGGCCCGATCCGTAGCTGGACGATCCGCACGGCCGATCTGGTGACGTGGCTCGAAGACAAGCTGGTGCCGGCGATGGACCTTGCCCTGGTATCACGTGATACCAAGTCCGGGGAACACTGCCGCTTCTGTCCCGCGCGCTTCGGCGCCTGCCCGCAGATCATGTCCGACGTGGACGAAATGGAGGAGCTTATGAATATCATCGGCAAAGACGGCCAGGGCGCGCCGAAGCTCACGGGCGAACAGCTCGCGCGCTTCCTCGACCTCGGCGAGGTGTTCAAGATCGCCCGCACTGCGGCGCTCAAGACGGCCACGATCCGCGTCCAGAACGGGCACAAGGTTCCCGGCTGGAAGCTGTCGAAGGCGCGATCGAACCGCCAGTTCAAGGAGGGTGCCGAGGCTGCCGCCAAGAAGGAGTTCGGCGACGATGCCTACTCGAAGCCGGAGCTGAAGTCGCCGGCCGACATCGACAAGATGCCGAAGGGCAAGGACTTTACGGCGCGCTGGGCCTTCAAGCCCGACGCCGGGGAGACCCTGGTGCCCGAGGACGACGCACGCCCGGCCGTGAACAAAGACGTGAAGTCGATGTTCAAGCCGATCAAGAAGTCGAAGTAACCACCAACCAAGGAGAGAAGAGAATGGCACGCGAGACGAAGAAGAAAGAACCGGCCGAGATCATCCTGTTGCCGGAGGGTCGCCTCATCAACAACGCTCTGTTCGAGCGCGACCAGTTCGACGACAAGTCGGCCCTGGCCTACAAAGCCGAGATCGTGATCTCGAAGGACGACAAGGAGTTCGACGACGTCATCGACAAGCTCTACGCGGCGGCGGAAGCTGCCGGTCTGCCGGGCAACGAGAAGTTCACGGTCGATGGCGGCGACGTTGCCTGCGGCATCATCGACGGCGACGAGTACGCGAAGAAGCGCGAGCGCGCGGGCAAGCCTGCCGATGCGTACAAGGGCAACTGGGTCATTCGTGCGGCGTCCAAGTTCAACAAGGAGGGCGTCGAAGGCCCCGGCGGTATGGCCGTCCACGACGAAGACGCCAAGCCTGTCACGATCCAGAACCAGGGCGTCGTCTACAACGGTTGCTACGGCTTCCTCGCCGTGACGATCGGCACCTACGTCGACGACGGCAAAAACGGCACGGGTCTCCCGTCCACCAAGTTCTACCTCGCGGGCTTCCAGAAGTCGCGCGACGGGGAACGCTTCGCGGCTGCCCGCGATATGTCGTCGGTGTTCAAGCCGCTCGGCAAGGCAGCGGCGGCCGGTGGCGGCGAGCGTCGCAGCCGTCGCGGCTAAGGTACGACAGGCCAGCGCTGGACAGCGCCAAGGGGGTGAGAAGCCCCCACGATTTTCAAGGAGGGCAGCATGGACGCCGAAGAAAGATTGAAGCGCATATCGCTTATCATGTCCTACGGGGGATTGATCGGCCTGTCGGCCATCCAAGCCGATGCTGCCGTGAACCGTTTGTGTAAGCCCTACTTCGACCGCGACTTCATGCTCGCCAACTCCCCTCACGGCTGTAGGGCGAAGCTGCTTCATATTGTAAAAGAAGCCGAGGCAAGCAAATGAACAAGGTCTTTGTCTTCCTGTGGCTGGTCGGCGGCGGCATCGAAGGTCCGCTGGAGTACGAGACCACGACGGAGTGCCACGTGCTGCTGGCCGACTACGAGGCGCGGCTGCGCCAGTTCGGCGGCGGCAGCATAGACTTCGACTGCGAACCTATCGAACCCGAGAAGGAGACCGAGTGATGACCTGGATACAGACCGTGTCGGGCCGCCAGTTCTGGCCGCTCGCCCCTAAGGCCGAAGACGTGGACGTCGGCGACATTGCCCACGCCCTGTCGATGAAGTGCCGCTACTCCGGCCACACGCAGAAGTTCTACTCTGTCGCAGAGCATTGCGTGCATATCTCGAACGCGATACTGGAAGACGGCTGGAGCCCCGGCACTGCGTTGTGGGGCTTGCTGCACGACGCGGCCGAGGCTTACCTCCCGGACATCGCGCGCCCGATCAAGCCGGCCATGCCCGGCTTCGGGGCAATCGAGGAAGCCGTGGAGAAAGCGATCGTCGATAAGATTGTTCTCGACGTACCCGGCTGGTTCTGCTCCTTGATCCGCTGCGACATCGTTAAGGCTTACGACACCCGCATCCTGATCGACGAGAAGGCGGCGATGATGCCGCACACGCCGGCCGACTGGGGCTTGGCGGGGCCTGCGCTTGGCGTGCAGATTGTGGGCTGGGACCCGACCGAGGCCAAGGTGCGTTTCCTGCGCGCCTACGAAAACCTCGTCGGCCTGATCGAGGCCCGCGCATGACCGACCCCAGCGAAGTCGTCGTGAGCGTCGAAGACACGGACGCGCTGTTCAACTTCATTCAGAAGAACGGCGTCGATCACTTTTCGCTTGCTCAAGCACTGCGAATTGCTATCGCAAAACGAGTGCCCGGCAAACGTCCGTACTTTAAAGGAAGCACGGAAGGCCACTGCTGCGCGGACGCGCACAACGAACTCCGCGAGAAAATTCTGAAAGGCACAAGCGCTTGATCCACCTCGACTTCGAAACCAAGAGCTACGCGGACCTGAAGAAGGTCGGCGCCTGGGCGTACTCGGAACACGAGACGACCGAGGTGATCGTGCTGTGCTGGGCGGTCGACGACAGCGCCGTCGATTACTGGCGCCCCGACCACGGGCGCGAGATGCCCGAGGGATTACGTGATGCCATCGAAGAGGGCCATCCGGTCGAGGCGCACAATTGCTCGTTCGAAGTCTCGATTTGGAAGAACGTCATGGTGAAGCGCTACGGCTGGCCCGACATCGCGGTCGAGCAATGGCGCGACACCATGGCTGTCGCACACTACTACGCCCTGCCGGGCGGCCTCGACAAGCTGGCGCGCGTGCTGGGCTTGCCGGGGAAGAACCCCGAAGGTGCGCGGCTTATCACGAAGTATTCGAAGCTGCACTTGAAGACGGCGAAGACCGTGATCCCGCCCGAGGACATGAAGAAGTGGATTGCGTACTGCACGCAGGACGTCGAGGAACAGCGCACCATCTCGAACTACCTTGGCGATCTACCGGACGACGAGCTGGCCCTGTTCCACCTAGACCTCAAAATCGAACTGCGCGGGCTCAAGCTCGACCACGAAGGGATCGCGGCGGCAAGCGAAGTCGTCGACCGTCGGGCCGAGGACCTGGAAGCCGAGTTCCGCAAGCTGACCGGCGTCGGCCCCAACCAGCGCGAGAAAGTGTTGGCGTGGTTCGAGGCGCAGGGCTTCCCGCTGGAGAACCTGCAAGCCGAGTACCTGGAGGAGCTGGTCGAGGAGGGCAACGTGCCGGCCGGGGCTGTCCGTCGAGCGCTGTCGATCCGCCTATCCATCTCCAAGGCCAGCACGAAGAAGCTCGACAAGATGGTGATGCAGTCGGGCAAAGATTGCGTCGCCCGTTTCCAATGCAAATACCACGGCGCGCAGACGGGGCGCTGGACGGGCACAGGCTTCCAACCGCTCAACATGAACCGGGGCAGCGAGGACAGCGTGCCCGAGGACTTGGTGGCGAACATCATGCGCCGCGATCCTCGCTGGCTGGATGCGCTCTACGGCGACGCTATGCAGGCAGTATCCTGGGCAACGCGCCACTGGATCACGGCGAAGGAAGGCAACCGTATCCTGGCCGGGGACTTCGTGTCGATCGAGGCCGTCGTTTTGGCGTGCTTGGCGGGCGAAGACTGGAAGGTCAAGGCGTTCCGCGACGGCGTCAAAATCTACGAGGCCATGGCCGACAAAATCTACAATCTACCTCCGGGTACAGTTACGAAAAAAACACATCCTCTGGAGAGGCAGGACGGCAAAACAGGGGAACTCGCTTTCGGCTACCAGGGGGCGCTCAACGCATGGCTAAACTTCGACAGCTCGGGCCGCCACACCGACGAACGCATCATCGAAATCTGCAAGGCGTGGCGCAAGGAACACCCGGAGATCGTGAAGTTCTGGTACGCCACGGAGCGCGCCGCGATCAAGGCTGTCGAGACCGGCCGCGAAGTCGAGTGCCAAGCTCTGTCGTTCAAGGTGATCGACGAATGGCTCTCGATGCGTCTGCCCGACGGCAAGCGTATCTGGTACTGGGCGCCCGAGCTGCGCGTCAAAATGCCGAAGTGGCACGACCCGGCCACCAAGGAAGACTGCGCTGCCGGCACGTGCCGCTGCGAGCCGCAGCCGCAACTCACCTACATGGCGCAGAAGTTCGGGCAGTGGAAGCGTGTCAGCACCTACGGCGGCAAGGTCGTCGAGAACGCGACCCAGGCCACGGCTCGGCAGATACTCACGCCGTCGATGCTGCGCGTCGAGAAGTACGGCTACCCGATCGTGCTGTCGGTCTACGACGAAGTCGTCTGCGACACGCCGCTGGGCCACGGCTCGATGAAGGAGTTCGGAGAAATCCTCGGCGAGCGCGAGGGGTTCTTCCGCGACTGGCCGATCGGGGTCGACTGCTGGGAAGGTCCACGCTACAAGAAGTAGGAGGGAACATGGTCAACCCGAGAGTTTTCCACAGCGTAACGACCGACTATGGAATGTTTGTCGAGCAAGGCTGCGCCCTCAAGGGCTGCTACCAACACCGAGCCGCTTACGAAGCGCTCTACGGGTGGCCAGCTGACCCCAACGTTGTGTGGCAGGCCCGCGAAGCCGAGCGCGAGGCGCGAGCAAAAAGGCTGGTACCGTGATCTTCGATAAGTTGTGCGAACAGCTGACCGGGGAGAACCAGAACTTGCTGGTGCCGTGGTGGCTGATGGCGTGCTATGCCTACTACATCGAAGACGACCCGATCCTCTCGGACGCGGCCTTCGAGAAGCTGTGGAAGCGCCTCGATCGTGTGTGGACTTTCGTGCAGCACCAGCACAAGGACTGGATCGACGGCGACGCGCTACAGACGGGCGGCTACCTTGGCGAGGCGGACTACCCGGTGCGTATCCCAGGAGCGGTCGCCGCACTTCGGCTGGACAACGGCGGCGCACGCAAGTAGTATAGGAAACAGAAGGAGGAACCATGGGTCTCAAATCCAAAACCAAAGGCAAGGTTGGCGAGCGCGAGGTAGCCGAGCTGCTGCGCGAGTTTGGTTTCAATGCCCGTCGCGGCCAGCAGTTTGCGGGCGGCGGGGATAGCCCCGACGTCGTCAGCGACATGGAAGGCTTTCATATCGAGGTCAAGCGTACCGGCAAACAGACGGACATCTTCGCGGCACTCGAACAGGCCAAGCGCGACCGAAAGCCGTGGGAGGACGCCCTGGTGTTCCATCGCAAAAACAACAAGGACTGGATCGTCGCGATGGACGCGCGCGAGTTCCTACGCTTACTTATCAAATACGTTTTCAACTAAGGAGCGCAAATGACCGAGCTTTTCTTTGAGTGGTGGCCGTTTCTTGTCGGCGTCGCTGTCGGCGTTTGGTTTTATGAGAGGATCCGCCGATGAACAGCAACGCCCCCCTGTCGGCAGAGAGCATCGAAGAGATCGTCGAGGCCGTCGCCGCCCATGGCACCAAGACCAAGGCGGCAGCAGCCCTGGGCATCTCTAGGTACGCGGTTATTCGCGCCGTGCGCAAGGCCGAGGAGAACGCCACGGGTCGAGCCAAGGCGCCCGAGCGCGTGCAGTTCCCGCTGCCGGCGCCGGGCAAGATCGCGCGCTATATCTTTACGTGCGCCCAGTCGAATACCAAATTGCACGACTGGACGTGGCGCAATTTGATAGCACTGGCCGACCACTACCAAGCGAGCATCCACGTGTCGCGCTTCACCTACCAGAAGGAAGCTTACGGCAAAAAGGCGGTAAAGCCGGGCAAAGCGGCCACCAAGGAAGACAAGGCCGATCTTTGGTACGACAAACGGATCGAGCCATTCATATCCGACGACGGCGCTGACGTGGCGCCTGGGCTCGTCTGGTGCGGCGAGATGAACATTTTGCCGACTGCCGTGCGCCCGTTGTCGGGGCTGGAAAGCTATACCGGCCGCAAATCGGGCATCTTCCCCCACGTCAAGATCGCGCTCGAAAGCATCGCTTCCCACAAGTCGGAGCCTACGAAGTTCAACTACACCACGGGCGCCGTCACGCTGCGCAACTATGTCGCCAAGAAAGCCGGGCTCAAGGCCGAGTTTCACCACGGCTACGGCGGGCTCCTCGTCGAGGTCGACAGCGCTGGTTCGTGGTGGTGCCGGCAGTTGAACGCGGACAGCGATGGCACGATCCATGACCTGGACGTGCGGGCAAAGCGCGGCCACGTATCGGACGGCCACCGCGTTGCTGCGATCAACTGGGGCGATGTCCACGTCGACGGCAAGGATACGCCCGTGCTGCGCGCGTGCTTCGGCAAGGACGGCATGCTCGACGCGCTGCGCCCGCAGCACCAGTTCATGCACGACGTCTTCGACTTCCGCTTCAGCAACCACCACGACCGCAACAACCCGCACAAGCGCTTCGCGCTGCATATCGACGGCCGCGACAACGGGGTCGACGAGATCAAGGACGTAGCGAAGTTCCTGGCCTTCGATAGCTGGCGTCCCTTCTGCAAGACCGTCGTGGTCGACAGCAATCACGACAACGCCATGATGCGCTGGCTGCGCGAGGCCGACTACCGACAGGACCCCAAGAACGCGATCCTGTTTCTGGAAGCGCAGCTCGAAGTCTACCGGGCGATCGAAACGCGCGACACCAAGTTCCATCTGGTGTCCTGGTCGGTCAACCGACTGGCCCCCGATTTCGCGCGTGGCAATGCGCGGTCGATCAAGTTCCTGGCGCAGGACGAAAGCTACGTCATCTGCCCGGATGCCAACGGCGGCATCGAGTGCGGTATGCACGGCCACCTGGGTCCGAACGGGGCCAAGGGCTCCGCCGCTGCCTTCGCGCGCATGGGCCGCAAGAGCAACATCGGGCACACCCACAGCGCCGCGATCCACGACGGGGTCTACGTCGCGGGCGTCACGGGGTCGCTCGACCAGGGCTACAACGCCGGCCCGTCGTCGTGGTCGCACAGCCATATTGTGACCTACGCGAATGGAAAACGCGCGATCCTGACCGTATGGAGGGACAAATGGAAGGCGTGAAAATCACCGCCGCCGTGTTCGACGACGGCGACGTAGAGGAGCTTGAGGACTTACACCGCCGTACTTTTCCGAGCGACGCCTTTCCCGACTGGTTCTTGGGCAACTGGTGGTTCGCTCGCGTCCATGGCGAAGCCGTAGGTTTTGTCGGCACAGAAGCGCACGATCGGCAGCGAGGCCCGTGCTACCTTGCGCGTGTCGGTGTATACTGGCGTTTCGCCGGCGCTGGCATCGCGAAAGTCCTAGTCCGCAAAGCGCTGTCGTCGGCGCGGCGTCGTGATGTCGCCGAGGTATGGACCGACACGCGGAAGAACCCAGCCTCGGCCAACACTCTTATCGCTTGCGGGTTTCGGCAATTCGCGCCGCCGGACCCCTGGGCTTTCCAGGATAGCGACTACTGGCGCGTAAAACTTTAAGGAGGGAAGAATGGAAGACACAAACCCAAAGACCGCGTTCGGGCTTCAGAAGCCGCAGCTCCACCTGTCGCCGCTCCCGGCGCTCGAAGCCATGGCCGGTGCGTTCGAGCTGGGGGCCAAGAAGTACGGGGCCTATAACTGGCGCCAGCGCAACGTCTCGGTCTCGACCTACATCGCGGCGGCCGAGCGTCACTTGCGCGCCTACTGGGAAGGGCAAGACAAAGACCCGGAAAGCGGACAGCACCACCTGGGCCATGCCATGGCCTGCATGGCGATCCTGGTCGACGCGGGGCATTTCCGCAAGCTCGTGGACGACCGCCCGCAGCCGGGGGTTCACTCGGGCGTTCGGCTGGTCGGCCCGATTGAAGACGTGCCGGTTACCTTCTCGATGGGTCCGGTCGGAAGCGAGCCCGTGTTTGCCGGCGATCCGCCCGTTCGGGGCGCTGGTTTCCAGTATCGCTCGGCCGACGGCAAGGGCGATGTCAGCGTCGAATTGTCCGGCGGGTACAACGCGGCCTCGAAGCTCGCGTCGCCCTTGCGCGGGAGCTTCGAGGCGAAGTAGGTATTACGTCATCCCAAAGAGTTCGATTTCCGCCTCGCGGCGCAAGGCCAAGCCCGCGAGGCGTTTTCCCCCGCCAAAGACCCAACGCCGCAACTCGCCCGGCACCCGGTCAAGCTCGCCGCGATTGATGACGGCGCGCAGCGTAGAGCCCCGGTAGCGCGAGATACCCAGGTTGAACACAAAGCTGGTCAGGGCGTCGATTTGCGGAGCCTGGAGAGGCCACCGCGTCAAGGCCAGGGTTTGCCCCCGCGCCATCTGTAGGTCGCTGGACAGCAGGCTTTCCGCCACTGGCTCCCCTATTTCGGGGTGATCCTGCCGGCAGACGTGACCGTAGCCGATCGTCCAGAAGCCGGCAGGGCAAATGTAGGGCGCAACCGAGATTGCCGGCGTGCGGCGAACGATCCGGTGGAGACCCTCAAAATGCTTTACGAGCGGGACGAGGTCCACGGCTGCAACTTCGCAGTCTTCTCTTTGCCAAGCTGGCGATCGACGAACCAGAAGCCGAGGATGGCGAACAGCATCGTGCTGTCGGCGGGGCTCCACAGGATCGGCCACGCGGCCTTGATCGTGGCCTTTTCGACCAGCCAAGCGTAGCCGAAGCCGACGAACTTGGTTAGGCCGTAGAGGGCCAGGAAATAGTAGGTGACGACCGGACGGACGGACTGGTTCAGCGCGTCGATGAAGCGAACGCCCGTGATCTGCCCCTGCGACGCCAAGGCTTCGCGGTAGGCGTCGAGCGTCTTGCCTGCGACTTCCCAGTTGCCGGCCGTGTCTGCCTCGCGGATACGCTGTTCGTGGCCCTCGCGCGCGGCTTCGATGTCCAGCTTGCGCATGGCGAGTTCATGGGCGCGGTCAGCCTTCGCCTGGAAGAAGCCGAGGACGCCTTTGCCGATGTCGGGCAACAGGCGAACGACAGCACCAAAAAGGCCGCCCGTGGCGGCCGATGCACCGATCCCGATGATGTCGAGCAACCCTTCCATTACGCTTCCTCCTCCAGCTTCTTACGCTCCAAACGACGGATGCGCAGCTCTTCGTGCTGCGTCAGGATGCGGAAAGCAAGCCACACGACGGACAGCACGGCGGCAACGCCGGGCATCCACCCGACGACCGTCGTGACTGCAAGGCCGATAGCGCTGTAATCGGCAACCTTCAAGACCGCCTCCGTGTTGCTTTCCGTGACCATCTTACTCTCCCTTCAGCCTGAATTACAAGACGACTTCGACGGCCAAGTCGCGCGTGGCGCCGGTGCGGTTGATGAACGTCGTGCGCGTATCCGCGTTAGCGCCGCTGCCGTCGTCGTAGCGCACGTTGACGCGGTCGGTCGCGGCCGCATTGGCGATACTGCCGCCAATTGTCAGCGGTTCGTCGCGTGCGGCACCGGCCTGATTGATCTCGACGCGCGCTTCTTCCGACGCCCCGAAACCGCTGTCGGTGATCGCCGTGATCGTGTTGTTGCGGCCCGAGCCGTAGCCCGCTTGGTTGGCGGCGGTGTTCAAGGTGATCGACGGCGAGCCCGACGTGGGCGTAAGTACGAACCAGTAGGTGGTGCCGGAGGTCAACGAAGGGGGCGTCCCAAACGTGAGGGTGACGTCGCCCGACGCGCTGATGGTTTGCGCGTTGCTGGACGATCCGACCTGCGTACCGGGGCTGCCCGCGTTGTTCGTATACAGGCGGCCTTCCCACGACCCGGCGGTAGTTACACTGGAAACGCTGGTGCGCGCACTCGTAAGCGTACCCGTGGCCGTCGCGACGAACTGGAAGCCGAGGCTTTGGCCGTTGGCGTTGTCGATGATGCGCGTACCGATGTTGCCTGCGGCGAACGTGCCGGTGGTCGTTGTAGAGGCCGCCTGGACAACATACGCCGACTGGTGCCGATCTCGCGCGCCAGCGTCGGTCCAGTGCTGCACCGTGACCGTGCCATCCACGGCAAGGGCAGAGCTGCGGGCCGTAAAGATGGTGTCGTCACCGGGGTCGAAATCGATCTCGGTTGCGCTGGCGGCGTAGCCGATGAGACGTGCGGCGTTCTGCGTTCCCGTAGAAGGTATGGCGGGAGCGGTCTGCGTAATCGCCCCAGCCGTGGCGCTGGCGAACACAGGTTGGCCTACCGTGAGGCCGGCGAAACCCGACACGCGGCCAGGGCGCAGTTGCACCAGCCCGCTCGCACCGCTGGAAATGGCGGCCAGGGCTATGCCAACGCGGGGAGAAATGCGGACAGGAGCCGTCGCATCGGTGTCGACTTGATACCAACGGTCGGCGCCACCGCCGCGCTGGTTGAAGACGTCTTGGTAGACCAAGTTGCGGCTGGAGAGAGCCTCGCCGGCCGTTACCGTGGCCGACCCTGTCTCGACGCCGAGGTTTGCGCGGGCTGCTGCCGGTGTGGTGGCGCCGGTGCCTCCGCTCGCTACAGGCAACGGGAGCGCGATAGAGGCGGCGCTCGCGGCGGCAGCGGCAGCACTGGCGGCTGCGTTTGTTTCCGACGTGGAGGAGTTGTCCTCGGAAGTCTGTGCAGCGCTGGCGCTGGCACTGGCACTGGCACTGGCGTCGTAGACGCTTTGGAGAAGCTCGCTCGACGTCTGCGTGCTGCCGATCGGCACTTTGATGGCGCGATCGAGTTCTTCCTGCTGCTGGATCGCGATCATGATGGGCCGGTCGATGCCCTGCTCCAAGGTATCCGGGAAGTAGCCTCCTTGGTTTTCAAGGTCGACCAACTGCAAAAGGTCAAGCTTGCGCTTGATGATGAGGCTTTCGCCGGTCGCAAGGCGCGTGGCCCCCGTAGACGGATAGGTGATGCTGCCGGTGCCGGGGTAGCCGGCGGTCATAACGACGGTAAAATTGGCGGCGCCAGCCCCTTCGAGGACCGTGGTCTCGGTTCCGTCGGCGGCCACCTTCGTTACTTCAAGATCGTGCGTCCCGTCCCCGGACGGGTCGGGCTGGAAGATGGTGAGCGGGCCGAATGAAAAGGACGTAGCCGCCCCATTGCCGGCACGAGAGACTTTCGCGGTGGAGACTTGAACTGTCAACGGCCTTCTCCTTCGTCAATGGTATTACATAATACCGGCGCGGGGTTTGCGCCGCAATGGTTATTTGGGCGGCGGCGGCCCCAGGACGTAGTCAAGCGGATTTTCGCTGTCCTTCTCAAGTGCTTCGAGGAAGCGATCGGCTTGCGACCCGCCGGGGATACGGCCGGCTACGAACAAGGGCTTGACAATTTTGCGCGCAGTTTCCACCGTCAATTCCTCGTCTTCGTAGATTTTGTAAAGGGCCGAGATAAGTTTCTCGGTTTCTGCCGCGTAGGATGCGACCAGGGTACCCGACGGCTTGTAGCCCTGCACGAGGCCGCCCGCGATTTGGCCGAACACGCCGAACGCTTGAAGCTGCGTTCCGAAGATGCGGCGCAGCCAGAAGAAGGCGTCAGCCTTATCTTCGTCTTCAGGCACCGCGTTGCCACGCAGGGTATCAAGGATAGACGGGATGAGCGTCATCAGCACGAGCGTAGCGCCCATCGTCCACAGTTTGCCCTTGACGCCCTTCTGCCGCTTGAGGTCGGCCACCGCCTCGCCCATCGCGTTGAAGTACACGGTCGGGTATGTCATCACTCCGTTCACCGCGCGCGACCAGGGATCGCGGGCACGCTGGAAGCTCGACTGCGCGGACAGAGCGCCAGAGCCCTGCGCCGTGCGAAGGATGCTGTCGGCGTACACTGCGGCGTCCTGCGGCGTGCGGCCTTCTTCTTGGGCCTTGCGGTAGGCCCCGAACCACGTCGGGTAGTCGACCGTGTAGAGCTGGAAGTAGGCCAGGGCTCGGAAGCCGGCGACCGCGAGCTTGGCGCGCGGGGTGGCTTTGTTCTCCAGCTCGCGCTGCAATTCGCCGATCGCGGCGTCGACGGAGGACAGGCGGTCGCGCAGGACGAGCGAGACGTCGTTCGCCCACTTCATGCCCTTGCGGCCCGTGGCGAGAAGGTCCATCAAGCCGCGCCCGAAATACAGGCTGCCTTTGCCGACCTGCCGCTTGCCGGTGTCGGTACGCGAAAGTTGGTTGACCGACGACGTGATGCCGAGGGGCTGCGCCAGGAATGTCGCAACCGAGTACGTCATGGCCGAAACCAGGACGCCTTGGCGAGCGAACTCGACGATGGGGTTGACGCCGTCCTGGATTTGCAGCGCTCGCCCAGCGTCGCCGTTGGCCGCCAGATCGCGCATCCACGCCTTGAGCCCTTCCATGCGGTCGGGGCCTGCCTTGTCGGAAATGAGACCGGCCAGTTCCGGGTTGCGGAACAGCTTCGACATATCGCGGATCGCCTGCCGGTGTGTGATGTAGTGAATGTGCGCGTCGAGAACGAGCGTCGCCCGCGACAGGTCGAGCGCCAAGGGCGCGACGAAGTTGGTGCGCGCCTTTATCAAGCCCGAGAACACCGCGTCGTACTGCGCACGCGAGCCGCCACCGACGCCCGAAGACAGCGGGTCTTGCAGCTTGAAAGCCTCGTCGTTGTAGCTGATCTGCGAGCGGTCGTAGAGAAGCGGGAAGTAGCCGCCCTGAATTATCGCGCCGTTGTTCAGTACAAGTTGCTGGCCCTGCACCTTGTTCGGGGACTTGCCGGTCTCGCGTCGGTACTGCGCTTCGACGAGCGGCCACATATGGACCTTGAAGATGTCGAGCATCCCCTGGACCCACTCGGCTTGCTCCGGCGTGAGCTGGTTGATCTCCGCCATAATGTTGGCTTCTGTCCACGATCCAGCCTTGTAACTGCGCCCGAGCTTCATGCCTTCGATCAGGCGCTTCATGCCGTCGGGGCTCGCCGCGTTGAGCGCGAGCATGATGCGCTGCTCGACTGACAAGCGAACGCCCACGCCGCCCGGCGTTGTGCTGCGGGTCGTATCGTACTGGAGCCCGAGGGGACCGGGGCGCTGCGGCAGCACGTCGCGCAGTTTTTCGATGTGCGGCTGCACGAATTTCTCGCGGATACGGTTGGCGGCGAACTCGGCCGACATCACGTTGCGCACGGTCGCGTTGAACCATTTGCCTGCCGTCTTGCCGTTGTCCATCAGGCGCATCGTGAACTCGACGAGCGAGTTGCTCGGGACAATGACGTTGGCGGCGAGGGCGCCGGCTTTCTTCAGCGCCGGAGCATTGGCGTCGTTGCGGGTCTCGTCCGTGCGAGCAACGTCCTGGGCGGCGCGAGCGACGCCTTCGAGGTCGGCCACGACCTCGGATAGCTGCCGCACGCCGTCGGCTTCCGCGAACGATGCCGCGTCGCGACCGAAGCCCACGAGCTGGCGAATGACGACGGCGGCTTCGCGCCAGTCGCCCAGACGCATGTCGGCCGGCTCGACAGGCAAGCCCGCCTTGGACCCGCGAGGCTGCTGCAAGCGCTCCACGATTTTGGGGAAGTTCTGCTCGACGATCTCGGCAGCCCGGTCTTCCTTGATCTGGCCTACATCCTCGGCAAAGCCGTACTCGCGGATCAGCCATTTGGCCGCGTCGAAGTAATCGGCCGCTTCGCTGTTGTCGGCCATGGCGCGGCCCTTGTCCGACGCAAGGAACTTGCTGACGAACTTCTGGTCCTGCACCGCTTCGTTGCGCACCTTGTAGGACGCGCGGGCCATCTCGAACGCGACGACCTTCTCGAACGATTTCTTTGTCGCGAGATCGCGATCGCCCTTGCGCACCGCGCGCCCCGCCTCGGCGGCCTTGCGTTTGAAGGCGCTGAAGAACGTGGCCGGCTTGATCTCCGAAACGCGCTTCGTTTCGAGCGCGTCCTGGGCGGCCTTCTTGACGAAGGCGTGTTTCAGCTTGCCTTGCTTGCGAGCGATGAGCATCCGGTTTAGGTCGTCCATCATCAGCTTGCCCTGCTGATCGGTGTGGATCGCTTCGAGCGCCAGATCGACGTCGCGCTTGGACGACATCAGATCGGGGTAGGCTTCGGCCATGCGGCGGTCGGCAAGCGTCTGGATGCGCTGCGTGCGGTCCTCGGCCGACTGCAACGCCTGGAACATTGAGAGGGCGTCGTCGAAACCGAAGCGCGCGGCCAGGATATGCGGATCGAGACCCGTCTCTTTGCCTTTCGGCGTGAACAGCGGGCGACCGTCGATCGTCTTGGGGAACATGGGCAACAGCGTCGCTTCGACGTCGGCGCGGATCGTCTTCGGGTCCGATGCCTCGTAGCCGGTGAACATGCCCTCGCCGGCAAACTGGAGAACGTCGATCGCTTTCTGGCGGTCGATGCGCTCGGCGTCGATCGACGTCAGCAGCGCGTAGACAGGCTCGTTGTCGACCGACTGCTGGGCGACCTCGCGCTCTTGCTCGTAAAGCTTCTTGTACTCGCCAGACAGGCGCTCGCGCTCCTGACGCAGGCGCAAGTCTTCGAGGCGATTGCGGGCGACTTCACGCGCGCGGGCGACCTTCGCAAGGTACGCCTCGTACTGCGGCTGCGTCAGCCCGGTGTCGCGGGCCGACTTGAACATCTCCTGGAGCCCGATCATCTGGTCGATGCCGATCGTCTGCTCGGCGGCCACGATCAGGTTCCCGTCGGCGTCAGCCTTCAGGCCCTTGGGCAGCGCCTCACCGCTTGTCAGATCGAGGATGACCTTCTTCGGCATCTTGCGGATTTCGACATCGCTGAACCCGGCTTCGCGCAGGATCGAAATGGCGTCGTCGGTGATCTCGGTCGGCGCTTTGGGAGCTTCGGCGGCGTTCGGGTCGGCAGCCTGTTCCTCTTCGGCCGCAAGCTTCGCCTGCTGCGACAGGTCGGTGCCCGCGTACTCTTTGGCTTCCGCCGCCGTGAGACCTTCGCGATCCAGGCGGATATGATCGGCCAGGGCTGCGAACGCCTCGGGCTGCACGTGAACGGCGGCGTGCGCCGTGGGCGACACGACAATGTCTTCGTTGCCGGCAGCGACTTCGGCCGCCAGGGCTTCGCGCGTGATGCCGACCTTCTCCAGCAATGCGTCGCCCACCTCTGGGTCGAGCTTGTCGATAGCTTCCGCGAGCTTGTCGGCGGGGATCGAGACCTCGGGCAGCGAGCCCGACAGAGCCTCGATGGCGGCCTCGGGGTCGTTCTTTGTGATCGGCGCCTCTTGCACCTTGGCACTCATCTCCTGGAGCGAGGCGAGGCCATTCTCGGCGTTCGCGATATCCTGGCGATCCTTGCGGTAGCGCATGACAGCACCCGGCGTGCTGAGTACGGTGGCCGCCTGGAAAGCTTTGAAGCCCGCCTCGAAGATGCGCTCGCGGACCTGGGCTGCCGACGCGCCTTCCAAGCCTTCGAGCGACTTCCCGACTTCTTCGGCCGTGATCTGAATGATCTCTTGGACGGCTTCGGTTCCGCTCTGCACGCCGACGTTCTTCGCGTACTCCGTCAGCGCCTTGCCGGCCACCTGTGTCACGCCGAGGCGCTTGACCATGTCCTGCACGAACGCCGCACGCATGCCCGACGTAAATTGCCCGAGGCCCACGCGATCGGCCGCAACTTCGACAGCGCCGATCAGGCCGCCCGCGACGACCGCGAGCGAACGCGCATAGGTGTCGCTGACGCCAGCTTCGCGGAGGTCCACGTAGGATTGGCCCATGGCGACCGAGGTGGTCTCCGCGAGGTAGCCCAGGCCAGCGCCGGCCACCACGACGCCGCCAGCGACCGCGAGGGTGGGTGCTGCGACCACACCTGCGGCGACTGCGCCGACACCAAGTGCCGCACCGCCGACAACACTTTTGCTGGTGGCCGAGGAGAAGAGTTGCCCGACCTGTTCAGACGCCGAGCCGAACCAGCCGCCGATCCCTCCGTCGTTGTCGGCAAGCGACTTGAGGCGCGCGTCGATAGCGGCCATGTCGGATTTGAACTGCTCGGAGCCGGGGGACACGAGGAGATTGAAGCCGGCGCGGCCCTGGTCCTGCACGGCGTTTCCGCGCTGGAAGGCGCGGGCTTGGCGCTCGACAAACGAAAGCTGCTCGACGCTGTCGTGAGCGATCTTGGCGTTGCTGGCGACGGCCATCCATGCGGCGGTGTTGGGAGCATCCTGGAGGGCCGTAGTCACGCGGCGCTCTGTCGCAACGGCTTTGAACGTTTCGCGATCGGAGGCTACGACTTCCTCGGGGGCGCCGACTTCCGTAGCGAGCTTGCGGTCGGAGGCGGCCTGCGACGTGCTGGTGCCCGACAGGACGCGGGCGTTGGTGGCAGCTCGCTGGCGGGGTTCGGCGGCTACGCTTTCAAGGGCGCGAAGGTATTTGTCGCCACCGCTCGGCACGCCCCCAGGCGTCACGTTTGCAGCGTCGATGCCCTCAAGCGCTTTGTCGTAAATCGTACCGGCCATGCTTCGCCCCTTCGCTACTGTGAGTTATTGGCCTTCCAGTATAGCGCCTTAAGCTGGACTTCGCTAGGGGTCTGCGCCGTGCCAAAAGCACTGCGCCAAGCCGCGATAAGCTGCGGACGCTCCTCGGTCGGGATGCTGACGGCACGGATCGCGTCAAGCGTTTTGGGGTCGGGCGCGATCTTGAGCGCAGCCGCAGCGCGTGCGGTCGCGAGACGCGGGCCACGGGCTTGAGCATCGGCGACGACGGCTTCATTCTCGGCGCGCGTGCGCTGTCCGAAAACGCCCGTGCCTTGCGTGACGTAGGTCTTGACCGCTTGATTGACGATCTCCAGGCGTTCAGCGTCGGTGATGCGCCCACCGCGCTTCTCGGCGCGCAGGGCGTTGACTTCCGACAGAATGACTTCGGTGAGGCGGTTGACGTCGTCTTTCTTGCTGGCGCTCTGGAACTGCGAGTACCCGCGCAGCCGGCTGAGTACAAACGCCGCGTCAGACGACACGTTGGGGTCAAGACGACCCTTAGCTGCGCCAAGGCGAATGGAGTAGTACCGTTTGAAGTCGTCGTCGGAGAGCTTCGTTCGCATCTCGTCGACAGGGATAGCGAGAAGCTCGTCGACGCGCTTACCCTCGACCATGGAAAATATTTCGCCCATGGCGCCGGGCTCGCTCTCGTTGGGGATGCCAAGCTGCGTGCGGCGGCTGATCTCGCGAAGGTTGCGCTCCTCGGGCGCCGTGAGGCCCGAGCGTTCTGCGGCACTCAAAGCGTCGAAAGGACGACCGTTGCGGATTTCGTCGGCGAGCCCGTTGACGCGCTCGGCGCGGGCGTTCTTTGCCTCGCGGTCCTGAATGGCGATGCGCTGATCGAGCTGCGACATGGCCCGACGCAAAAGGTCGCCAGACAATTCTTGGCGAAGTTTCGCACGGCGTTGATCCGGGGTTCCCTCGGACGCGGCTATACGTTCCGCAGTGTCGGCCACGAGGTCGGCTTGGTCTTGGCGCTGCTCCGCCCGACGGGCACGAACATACTGCTCGAAGCGGTAGCGGTCGTTGATGCGGGCGTCCAGCTCCTTCATCGCGGCCGTTTCTTTGGAGCCCTCATACTGTTCGCGCAACGCTTGACGCGCTTGCTCCGGGTTGAGTTCGCCGGAGGTAACTTTTGCAAAGAATACGTCGGCAGCTTTCTGCGCCTCGATTTGCTCGACCTCTTTGTCTACGACCCGGCGAACCGACAAAGCCGCCGCCGGGTCCATGCGGCCTACGTTTGCTTTGAGGAGCTGGGAGGCCAAAGAGATGTCGGTTTCTGCCGCAGACAGGATCGTGGCCGACAAGACTTGGGTCTCGGCCTTGCGGATAAGGGCAGTCGTTACTTCGGGGCTGGCACCGTTGATCTTGCCCTGCGCCACGGCTTCCCCGCGCGCGGTAGCGAGAGCGCTGGCGAGGACTTGCGGGTCGTTGAAACTCGCGGAAGCTTCCGCCACGGCCACGTTTACACGGGCTTCGGAGGTGGCGAGCTGCGAGTTGACGCGCTGCGTCTCGGCGTGGCGCAGCATGCGCGCCGAGAGGTCGAGCGTATGATTGTCGGCGGCGGCCGAAAAGTCTCGCTGCTGCGCTTCGTTGCCCAGCTTGGCGCTGGCGGCAGCGCGCAGCTTCGCGACGTTGTCCTGGTAGTCCTTGAGCTTCGACGTGGCGTCTTCGCCGCGCAGCCCAAAGTATCCGGGGTTTTCCGGCGTACCGTCGCCGTACTGGAGCGTGAGAAGGCCGGTGCGGAACTGCGTATCCGCGTCCTTCACGGCCTTGAGGTTGTCCTCGCGCTGCATGTTGAGCGCGAGATCGCCGACGCGATTGCCAGCTTGATCCAGTTGGCGGCCGGCCTGTTCGAGCGCCCGACCCTGCGCCGCGCCGAAGGCATCGGGCGTCGCGCCGGAAGCGTTCTGGTAGACGGGGCCAGCCGAACGCGGGAGCGTCGTGGGGCCGCCGGTTGTCGGTACGATCGCCATTATCGCGGCCCCCCAAACGTCTTTCCGTAATTTCCTACAGGTTTGGAGCCGCCAAAAGCTCCCGCGCTGTCAAACTTGTACCACTTGTCGGCCACGGACCCGGCGCTCGACATCAGAGTGCCGCCTATACCAAGCGTGGCATCGGAAGACGCGGCGCGGAAGTCCGCAAGGCCGGCCTCGGCCCCGAAGTTTCCGGCCTGGACGCGAGCGTTGTAAGCCTCCGTGTCGTAGGAGTATTTGGTATTGAGCGCGTCGAGTTCACCGTAAGCCGCCGTGTCGCTCGTGATGTCGAGCGCCGAGCCGTAGTCGACCAGTACGCCGTTGCCGGCCAGGACAGCGCGTTGGCGCCCGGCAAGGCGGGCAGCTTCCTGGCGCTTGCGATCGGCCGCAATCTTGCCCTCGGCTTCGACCTGCGCGGCCCGGCGCTCGGCGATGATCTGGTTGTTGCGCGCGACAGCGGCTTGGTACTGCGCGGACTTCTGCGCGGCATCAGCCTGCTGCATCTGCCCCATGACGCCAATGGCGGTGCCGGCGACCGTGGACACGAGGGACGCGATTGCGAGAGTTTCTGCGCCGACGCTCATCCTGGGCTCCCTATCCAATACCGCCGCAGCGGGGTTGTGCAGCCCGGCAGGTAGACGATGTCTTCGTCGACTGTAAACCCGAGCCACTCCAGCCATTGTATAGCCTTGGCGTTGCCGGCGTCAACGGCGTTGCGGAGGTTCGGGTACGTCGACCGCAGACCATCAAGGTAGGGCTTGCACCCACGCAAGAAAGCCGCTCGGTGCTTGCGCAGATGCGTCGTTCCGTAGAACCAGGGGAAAGCCACGGGATCGTGCCACGAGCGTTGGAACACCCCGAAGGCCAGGATCGGCACGCCGTCGGCCGTCGCCACCCAAGCGTGGGACGACTTGTGGAAGCTGGCTATCAGGTAATCTCGGGCGTCAAGGTCTGTTTCCGACGCCTGGATTTCGTCGAAGTCTTGAGCCCGCAGATGCTCCGCAACGGCCGCCATGGTCTCGGGTGTTGCGGGTATTACGTCATACCTACTCGGCATTGGTTATGTCCTCGACCTCGATGTCGGGGATCACCGCCAAAATGGTCATGGGCAACGGGTCTTTTTGGCGCAGCCGTATGCGGCCGTTGGAGTTTATGCCGCTGTCGATAGGCACTTTTTTGTCGCCCGTGAGAAGTGCCGTCGGCTCGCCGTAGTTTTCGTCTTCTCGCTGGGCCATTTCGACGAGGTAGCTGTCGTCCTGGTCCCCGAGCCCAAGGAGGAGCCCGCGCGACCGCGAGAACCGAACAGTGACCTGGGCGATTTTCTTGAGACGCCCCTGGAGTGTGGCCGCGTTGGCGATCTCCACGTCGAGGGTTTCGATCTCCGAAGAGTACCCAAGCCCGACATGGATGCGGCTGAACTTCCGGGGGAAAATGATCTTGCCGGCCGTCACTGTCTTGCCCCGGATGACGTTGCCGTCCGCCAAGACAACGACGCGCTGCCCTTCCAGGTGGTCGAGACCGGCCACGGTCGATACCGCTTTGCGAACCTTGCCGCCGTCGACGTATCCGTTGAACTCCGAGCTGTCGACCGGGATGCTGAAGGTCGTCGGAGACAGGACTGTTATAGTATAACGTTTGAGGTTCAACTGGTCGGGCTGGCTTTCGGCGCCGACGTCCTCGTCGTAGTCGAACTCCCAGTCGATGTCGGAAAGGTCGACCTCGTCGTTGGTCGCGAGGCCGTGGGCTACGGCGGTTTCGATGGTCGTGGTCGCGCCAAGCGTGATGTCGGAGATGTGGATGGGGGCGTCGAGCGACAAGCCGCAGTCCACGAAGAAGCAATCGCGCACGTCGCGGAACCGGCGCGAAGCGAGGCGCTCGATGTACCGGACGTAGCGACCGTTCACGTAGCGCTGCACGACAAAGTACAGGCGATCGTCGACGCTGTCGCTGGCGCGACGCACGCTGGCGACGCGCTCGAACCAACCGCGCGTGCGGAAGCGCGACCATGCGATCACGTCCTGCTCCTGCTGATAGGTGACGCACGCGATAAACCCGTCTTCGCGCACAAAGGCGCAGACGGTGTGCGGCAGCTTGGCGTATGCCCCGTCGACAATCGTGTAGTCGCGGAACATATGGTCGGCCAGGAGGTTGAGGTCGGTCCCGGTGTAGCCGTCGATCTGGAGGTTGAACCCGAAAGTCCGAACGCGAGCCTTGTTCTCCTCGACGAACACGGTGGTCGACCCGACGACCATCGGCTTGATGTAAGAGGACCCCCAGAAGGTCTGCGGTTTTTGCTTGATGGTGGTGGACGCGAAGGCACTGTCCTGACCCGCGTTGACGCGCCATTCGCTCCCGCTCGTGAATACCAGCAAGTCGTTGCCAGGGACATAGTGGCGGATTTCGTTGACCTTGGTGGCCGGCAGCGCTGCCGTGATGGCGTCGTCGTCTTTGCCGGGTTGGGCCACGGACAGGTTGTTCGGGGCCGCAGTGACCGTGTAGTACGACGTGTCGGGGTTGTCGATCGAGCCTCCGAAGACGCGACGCTGTTCGTAGTACCCGACCGCGCCAGGGCGCTTGTTAGCGGCGCTGATAGGGTTGCGGGCCTCGTAGGGGCCGTCGTTCGTATCGGGGGCGATGTTCTTGTCGTCGAAAGTCGTCGCGCCCACGGAGCGGCCGATGAACCCGTAGGAGCCGCCTTTGAGCCGATACACGTTGTAGACCACGGCGCCCGAAACCGCCGACCAAGAAATCGTGTTATCGGCCGTGGCGTTTCCGTTGGTGATAGTGACGGGCGACGAGCCGAGGCTCTCTTCGCCGCTGTCGGCTTCCGACGTAACGACATATTTGTAGGTCGTTGACCCTGTCGTGTTTGGAGTGACCGTGACGCCGGTAGGTGCCGCGATGCTGGGGGCAAAGGTAACGGAAGAGATGCTCCAGGAGGCCAGGGCAGCTCGCCGAACTTCTCGCACGTTGTAGTCGCGGTGCGTCACTGTAAGCACGTCGGCTGATTGAACGTAGTTCAGCTCCATCAGATCGTCCTGGACGTAGGGCGTCGCGATCTCGTACACGCGCGCAGCCGTGCCGCCACTGACGTAGGTGCCGTAGCCGGTCGAGTTGATGTTGCTGCCGTCGACTTGGTCGAGCGCCTGGAACGTGTTGGCCGTCGTCGTACCCACGCGGACCCAACGGTTGTTCAGCTCCGTCATGCCGGTAGGCACGTTCAAGAGAATGTCCTGCCCGGTCGTGTACCCGTGCCCCGTCACTTCCACTACTGCGGGGTTGGCTTTCGTGATACTGACGATCGCCTTCGACGCTTCGGTTACGTGAACGTCGTCGCGCAGCACGCGCATGTACTGGTCCCCGAACTCCAGCACGTGCGTATCTTCCGTTTTGAACTCGAAAGGGATCAGGCGCGGGGGCTTGTCGTGAAACTTGACGGGGCCAACGTAGATGGTGCCGGGGCGATTTTCGAAGCCGCCCGTCGACAATATGGTGCCGTTCAAGGCGGTGCGCAAGCCGACTTGGTATTGCGCCGTGTCGACGCGGCTGTACATGCTCTCGCCGACTTCACCTTTGGCGAACGACGGCTGGATTTTCTTCGCCATCAGTTGCGCTCCCGGATCATCTCGCTTTCGCGGGGCGGTTCCTCGACGCTCTCACCTGCGTCGTAAGCGGCGGCAGTGCGCAGAGCCCGGCCCGCCAGTTCGAGGTTGCTCTCCAGCAGCGCTCGTTTGCCTGTCAGGCGGACAGCCATCTTCGAGGCGAGCATGTACGAGAGGAACTCGACAAAGTGCGGCGTGTAGACGCCAACTTGGCTCTGACGGAAAGTGTATACGACGCGAGCCGACACCACGTTGGTCAGGACGCAGCGCTCCCCGTTCTCGTCGACCTCGACCGTGTACGGGTACGCATCGGACTGGCGCGAGAACTGCTCGATCTTGCGCAGCTTCACGCAATTGGCCGGGTAGATATAGCGGTAGGCCCAGTCCCCAGGCGGCTCGACGCTCGACAAAGCAAGAGCGGCGCGGACACGCGCAAAGGACCAGTCGTAGGTTTCGAGGCACGCTTCCAACGCCTGCGGATAGAACAGGCTGGAAGCCTTTGCCTCTACGGACTTCTCGTCGAAAGCCTGGATAGACGTCGAGATGCCGAGGTGCGACAGGGCGAGGTTAGCGATGTAGATACTGGACGCGGCCATACCTCGCCCTCCCGTTTACTTGCGGCGGTTCGACTTGGTCGGCTGCGCTTCCAGCTCTTCGAGGCGCTTCACTTCCTCGTCGAGGCTTTTGCGGACGTCGTCCTGCGAAGCAAGCGTAGCCTGCTCGTGTACGTCGGCGGTCGTGACCGGAGCTTCCTCCGGGGCGCCCTCGACAATGGTGGCGTCCTTGGGAAGGTCCTTTGCGAACGCTTCGTCGATCTCGACCGCGACGTTCGGCTGGTGGCGATGGCGGCGGCCCTCGGGGTCGATCCAAGCGCGTTGGAAGATAACTTTCATGTTCAGCTCCCTTCAGAATGGAGGCCAGCCCCGAGGTTAGTCAGGGCTGGCTGGTAGCGTTAGCTCAAGGCGTCGGCGTAGGACTTCGACTGGCCGGTCGGATCGCGAGTGATCGTGGCCGAGATGGCGCCCGCCGTCGTGGTCGTGGTGCCCGTCACGACGAGCAAGCCGAGGAAGCGCTCGTAGGGCTGACCGCCGTCGCTTGGCAACGCCAGCACCGCGATAACGTCGCCCGCGCGCAGCGGGGCCGAAGCCGTGCCGCCCGTGGCGAACGCCTTGGACACCCAATGGACCGTGGCCGAGTTGTCCGTGGCGATGGCCGCCTGGGCGTCCGAGGCCAGGATGAACTGGACGGTGCCGGCCGAGCCGGCCGTGACGATCGCGGTGTCGACCGTGATCACGAGGTATTCGGGTTCGCCGTTGCCGACGTCGCGAGCGACGCCGAGGTCGATCTGGTCGCCACGAAGAGCCGTGCCGGCCGCTGCCGCGATGGAGACCGCGTCCGCGATTTCCAAGCGCTTGTCGATGATAGCCATGTGCTTTTCTCCTTCTTTGGTTCTGAAGTCGCCGGGGGCGCTAACCCCCGGCTATTGCTTCAAGCGTTAGCCGTTGGGGACCAGCGCTTCGTCGGCCGCCAGGGCGTCGACACGGCGCAGCGGGATGCCGTGGAACGACGTGATGGGGACGCCGCCGATCTGGTCGATCTGGAGAGACGACGTCTTCACGCCGTTCGCCGCCTGCTGGCGAACCTTCGTGCGGGTGTCGCGCGACATATAGAACGCCGCCCGGCCCATCGAGAGGTTCGGCACGCGCTCCATTGCCTGGAACATCAGCTCGTGGAGGTTGGCGCCGGCCGAGAGATCGCCCGTCAGCAACGACTTGTCGATGTTGGCGATGCGAACGACGTAGCGCCAATCGCGAACCGAGAGGCCGGCTTTCCATTGGTAGTGCGTGACGTACGCCTGCCACTTCGAGCCGTCGCTTTCGGTCTGCGTTTCCTGGCCCAGGTCGTTCATCTGGAAGCCTGCCTTCGAGCCCTTCGGCACGATGCCGTGGCACGTGTTCGGACCCCAGACGACGAGCCAGATCGAGGTGTTGTCGGTGCCAGCACCGCCCGCGTGGATCACGTTATCGGCCGAAGCCGCGATCGCGGTCGAGCGGTTGTTGAAGCGCGGAGCGAAGCCGGTGAACTCTTCGAGCGCGGTGCGCTCGTTGCCGTAGAACACCGTGCCGGCCATCTCCTGGTTCATCGCTTCGAGGAACGAGCGGTTCTCCTGGAGCATGAACGACGCTTTCTTTTGGTTCAGCTCGGCGAGGTCCTTGTCGACCACCGCGTAGGCTTCGAGCATACCGACGTTGTCCGTCACCTGGGCGACGGTCGACTTCGAAGGCTGGACGCCCTGGTACAGCTTGCGCCACGTCACCGACGGGAGGCCCGTGCGAACGGTCGTGCGGTGGCCGGTCTCCAGGTTGCCTTCGAGGAAGGTCATGTCCGGGAGGATTTCGTTGGTCTGCCCCAGAAGCTCGACGACGTCCGAAATCTTGCCGTCGGGGTCGGTCAGCTTCGCGAGGTCGAGCAAGGTGGGGTTGGTTGCGTTCAAGGCAGCCATTTGGTTTTCTCCTTAGTTGAAGTTGGGGAACAGTTTCTTGGCCGTGTCGTCTGGCCGTGCGGGGGCTTTGCCGGAGACGACGAGCTTGTCGTCGGCCATAGCCTTGCCGAGCTTGACGAAGAACTTGAAAACTGCCGGGTTGTTCCCTGCGCCGGTCAAGTTCAGGGCTTCTTTAAGCTCCGGCGTGGCAAAGTCGGACGCCAGCACCGCCGCTGCGAACGCCTTGCTTTCTTTCAGCTTGTCGCCCCCGATGTCTTTGTCGGTTTCGATAGCCTTGATCCATTCGGAGTGCGTGGTTTCCCACTGGCTCGTAAGCGCCTGGGCCGCTTTCTGCTCGACGCCCATCTGGAAGTCGATGAGCTTCTGGGCCGCTTCTTGCGACAACCCAAGCTCCTTGAACAGGCCCGTGTACTGCTCGCGCACTTCGGCGGGAACCTCGACGCCTTCCGGCAGTTTGAAGTCTTCGTACTTCTCGGGAGCGCTCGTCGGCTTGGCGGCGTCGCCCTTCTTGTCGGGCGCCGGCGCGCCCTTCTTGTCGGGCGCCGGCGCGCCTTCCGTACCCGTAGCTTTCGGGTCGGTCGGAGGCGTCGCCACTGCGCCGACACCTTCCGTACCGGCTGCGGGCGTCGATGCGCCCTCGGTGTTGGTCCCTTCGCTCATTCCTCGATCTCCTCTTGCGCTTTGAACTTGACAAGACGTTCCTTATGTTCGTCGGCCATCATACTATAGGCGTCGGGTTTGGATTGCAACACCCAAGAATAAAGGAACTGACCCATGTGCTTTTTCCCTTCCCGGAAGGACATGGTCATGGGCTTCTCGCCTACGAACGACGTATGGAACAGTTGGCTTTCCTCCAGCAACGACCAGACGAGCGCTCGACCTTCGTAGGTGTTGAGCGTCTTTATCATCCAGTTGTGCCAGTCGAGGTCTCGCTGCTGCTTCGCGATCTCTTTCTTTTCGATCTGGCGCGGGTCGGACGTGGGGCCTTCTTCTTTCATCGGGCACCTTGGTCCTGAAGGCCCTTAGAGACGCCGTCGAGAACAGACTTGCCGTCGCTCGTGCGGGTCTCGGAGGCGGTCTTGGCGGCGTCGGCCGCTTCGCCCATCTGCTGCATCGTGGCCGCCTGCTGCTGCGCTTCCTGCGCCGCTTGGCGCTCGGCCGCGACAACGTCGTCGGCACGGATGATGCTCGGCGGGATGCGGAGCTGCTCGGCGTAAGTGTCGATCGCCTCGTCGCCGTTGAATTTGCGACCGTCCGAAAGCCCGGCCTGCATGAGGCCGCCTTGGAACGTGGCGACGCGCTCGATGTTGCCGAGCCCGGCGGCGCGCTGTGCAACGGCCAGGGTCGAGATGTACTCGGGCTTGATCTCGCGCCCGCGCAACTCTTCCGGCGGCACTGGAAGAACCTTGCCGCCGCCGGCAATGCGGTCGAGTTCGTACAGACGGTCAAGCGTGTTGTCGATGAGCGGGTTTAGAAACTCGCCGAACAACTGAATGAGGACCGGCCCGAGCTGGAGCAAGCGCTCTTGGTTGCGCTGGGACAGTTCGAGCTGGTTGCGGGGCTGCACGCCGTCCATGTTCGAGATCGCGAGGAACAGATCGACGTAGTAGGCCCGATTGATGCGGCTTTCGATGCGGCTTAGGTTGTTGCCAAGAGCGGCCACGTCGGGCTTCACCTCGTAGATCGGCGCCAAGCCCTCGCCCGAGCCGTCCGCGTCGTAGAGGGTAGACCCTCCAGGAAGCTGCGAGATGGGTTGGTTGCGAAGACTGGCCGGCCCCTTGAGCGGCGGGTTCACAAGCTTGTCGATCGCCTGCGCGATACGGCGCTCGCCTATCTGGAGCCCCTTGACGTCACCGAGCGCTGTCATGCCGGGGCAGTCGGTGCCATAGATGTCTTCGCCGGTCAGGTCCCAGCGAGGCACGTAGTAGGGGAAGCGGGTGTAGCCGGCTTTGCGCAAGTACTTCTCGCCGCTCTCGCCGGGCTCCCAGTAGATGGAGACGAAACGCTTGGCGCGGCTCAATTTGCCGTTCGGGGCGTAGTCTTCGTTCGGCTGAACCATGTGGCGCACGTCGAACCAGCCGTCGTAGTTGCTGTTGTCGTAGGCCGTCTTCACCTGCTGCGAGCAATTCTCGTAGCCGAACTGGCGCACCATCTGTAGCGCCGTCATCTGCCACTCGCGCGCGACCGTGTCGACTTTGAACTTGGCGTTCTGCGAGATCGCGTAGCTGCCGATCGTGTGCGCGTAGAAGCGGCTGACGTCTTCGAAGTCGTCTTCTTGGTACAGGCAACCCGTGCCGAACTGGATCATCTCACCGAGCATTACCGGGGCCATGTTGTAGAGGTTCGACGAGCTGAACACGCGATTGAGTACGCCTTCGAGCTGGTAGAGATACTCCTTGACGGCGGGGCGTTCGCGCAAGCCGGGATCGTCGACCACGAGCGAGAACCATTGCGTCGCCGGCGACATGACGCCCGAGAACATGCCGGCACGCGCGACCTTGAGCGCGTACCCGGCCGCAGAGTTGATGACGCGCTGGTACGCCTTCTCGCCCTTGTTGCGGTCGGTCAAGTAGAAGCGGCCCTTGCGCGGCTGCACAAACTCCGAAAGCTCTTTCCAGTGGTCGATGAACGACGTCCGCTCCTGGGTCATGGACCCAAAGCGCTGGTTCAAAGCTTTCACTCCTGACTGTTCGGGCATTACGTAATCCCTTCTACGTTCCGAGAAGCGTTTTGCCGCCCGTCGTCAGGTTGTCCGTCAGACCTTGGGTCGACGTGAGAATGGTGGAGTTGCGCCCGCCAGCGAGGGCAGCTTTCTGCCGGCTGGAGCTGCGCGCTTTCTTGACGGCCTCGTCTTGCTCCTGCGGGGGCGGGGGAGGAGCCGGGGGCGGCGAGGGAGGGGGTTGCATCGAAGGCGCGGAGAAGCACATAGGGGTCAGGCTCCTTTGTGGAAATACTGGAATGTCTGCCCAGCATAGTCGGTCTCGGCGTACTTTGCAAACCCAAGTTTCGCGATCCATGCCAAGCGTTGGGGCGAAGCGTCGCTGCGCTCGGCGATGCCGACGGCGCCACGGAAGAACTCTTCGCCCTCGGGCGTCCGCATGAACCGCATCACGCTCTTGGTCATGTGGACGCGCTTGCGCTCCAGCGAGGCGTGCGACAGCGTGTGGATTTGCTTGTTGCCGTCGATGCCGAACATATAGACGGGCGACAGCGGCGCGTCGCCGTTGACGAAGGCCAGTTTCGACATCAGCGCGAAGTGGGCGCGCACCGTTTTGAGGTCCATGTCGAAATGCTTTTTGGCCCACTCCAGGTCTTCGATCGTGTACTGGTGCGGCTCCGCCAGTACCTTGTCGATGGCGCCCAGTTTGCCTTCGATGCTCCAGTTCGTCGCGACGATGACCGACATTTACGCCTCCCCTTCCAAAGGATCGTACTCGTGTTCCGAAATCCCGCTGTTGCCGTGCCCCAAGCTTTCCTGGACGTCTGCGGGTGCAGCCTCGTGAGCGTAGGTGAGGGCCAGAGCGTCGGCAACGTCGGGGCTGCACCCGAGGCGCTTCTTCAGATCGTCCTTGCTCTCCAGGGTGATGCGGCCGAGTTTGTAGATGCCATACTCCCGCTGCGTGAGCTGCTCGTGCAGGGCGTTGCCCGTCGATCCAGCGCCTTGAGACGTCGGCAGGCACAGGCGCGTCTTGAGCGCTTCGCGAATTTTACCGTACAGCTCGTCGACCTTGTACCGATAACTGTTCTTGTCGATTGGGTTCGACCCGAACTGGATTTCGTGAACCGGGTAGCCGAGCGAGCGCAGGTGGTCGACAACGCCGCCTCCGTATCCGCCGCCACCGTCGATGTTGATCGCCCCGACCTTCAGCCCGAGCCCTCGGAAATAGCGCACCAGTTCGATGACCTTGCCTGCGATTTGGATCGTATCTGCCCCATTCATGCGCGTGATGGGCCAGGACCGGGCGTCCATGCCTTGCCGGGGATAGATGACGCTGTCGTCATCGCCAAAGCGCGCCACGTCCACGCCGATCGTTACGGTGTCTCGGTTGGTCTTGGGAAGCGCCCGACGCGACGCTTCTTCTACCAGCTCGGTCGAGATGAACTGCGTCGACGCCTGCGAAGGGAACTGGCC